TCTAGACATAGATCCTCACATTCAAAGAACTCGTATGCCCGAAATACCTCACTCAGCATCAGACCCGCCAGATGGGGTCTCCTTGCCGCTTACGATGAACTGAAAGACACCTCCGACACAGACCCGCCGATCACGACGATCTACGGCGGAGCGAAACTCGGCAAGACCACCTTAGCATCTGAGTGGCCCTTGCCTTACTACTGCCGCACCGGCGAAGGCGAGAGACAGAGCGCTGGAACTCCGATGAAGTCCTTCGGCGTTTCCGAAAGCTACGAGGACGTCGTCGACCAGATCAACTTCATGCTCGAGGCAGAGCACGACCGACGCACCTTCGTCGTCGACGCACTTGATGGCATGGAGGTCTTCATCAATGCAGAGGCCTGCGCACGCAACGGATGGGCGGACATTGAGGAGCCAGGATTCGGAAAGGGTTACGCAGCAGCCCACGCCATCTGGCTTGAGTTCATCAAGCTCATCCTGAAGCTCAAAAAGGCCGGCTACTATGTGGTTCTGATTTCGCACGTCAAAGCGAAGACCGTTCCCGGCGTCACCACAGACAGCTACCCGCGCTACATGCTCAATCTTCGTGACGATTCAGGCAGTGCAATCTGTGACGCTTCCGACCTAATCGGCTTCCTTCATCAGCGAGTGTCGATCGCCAAGGAAGATCTGGGCTTCAAGAAAACTGCGAAACGGGGGCAGGGCGGTGGCGAAGTGAACATCGCTGTACAAGAGCGGCCCGGCTTCATCGCTGGCAATCGGTATCAGATGCCGAAAGCTGTACTCGAATACAAGCAAGGTCAGGGCTTTGCGGCGCTGAACGCGTACTTCCCTCCACAGCCTGATGTCGTCACAGCTCAGGTTACCGAAGAGCCCGATGAAGAGGAGGCGGCATGACCATGTTCCGCGGCGAATCGTGGTTCGCGTGGCACCCCGTAAAGGCGCGCACCCGCTCCGGCCAGTTGATTTGGGTCTGGCTCATTCATGTCTGGCGCGACCAGGCATCGACGCAATTCGGTAGCGGGCCTTTCCGCTACTACCTCCGCTAACCACCACACCACACCACCACAAGGAGACTACGCATGGCAGGACTTGGTCAAAGATTTGATGCGACCGCACATGATACACAGCAGAACGACTACGCCGAACTGCCGTCGGGTATTTACAAGCTGGAAATCGAGGCCAGCGACGTCGGCCCGACAAAGGCGGGCAACGGCACCATCCTCAAGACGACGATGGTTGTTATCGAGCCAGAAAGCCTGAAGGGCCGCAAGCTCTTTACGACCTACAATCTTGAAAACTCCAACCCGCAAGCCCAGGAGATCGGACAGAAGCAGTTCGCCAGCCTTTGCCGCGCCGTTGGGTTGTCTGCGGTAGAAGACAGTGAGGAAATGCATTTCCTCGCATTCACTGCCAAGATCGGCCTTGGCAAGGCGCAGAACGGCTATCCTGCACGCGCCGAGATCAAGCGCTACTTCTTCGAAGACGAAGGAAACGTCCCGGCGCCTGCGATCGACGCCAATCAGCCTGCGCCTCAGCCAGCCGCCGCCAATGACAACCGCCGCACCGCCGCCAGCAACGACAACAAGCCTGCCGCCGCGGCTGCTGGCACGACGCGCCGGCCTTGGGGAAGCAAATAATCATCAACGCGGGCTGCCTAACCAGCGGCCCGCTCACCACAATTGAGGAGCTTTGCATGAGCAGTTACAAGGCGGAAGCCAGAAAGATCACAGAGAAATGCTATCCGATCCCGGGCGCATTCGCGGCCGGCGGAGCGGTGACGAGCGTCTTCACCAATCGAGACATCAACGACGTCGACGTCTACTTCAAGAGCCGAGAGGCTTTCGAATACGCAGTCGCAGAAGCATACGAAAATGGCTTCTGGTGCGTCGCCGCGACCAAGCGTGCTGTGACGTTTGCAGAAAGCGGCGGCACACCGATCCAGTTCATGCACTTCGATTTCTTCCCGACGGCGCAGGACATCTTCGACGCGTTCGACTTCACGGTCGTCATGGGTGCGCTGGATTTCGACAATGACGAATTCTCATTCCACGACGACTTCCTGAAGCACAATTCACAGCGCTTCCTGCGATTCCATTCCGGCACCCGATACCCGCTGGCGTCGGCGACGCGCGTCCTCAAGTATCAGGATCGCGGCTACACGATCGGCAAGGGCGATATCCTCAAAATAGTGTTGGCAGGACGTAAGGTGAAGATCGACACGTGGGAGGAGCTGAAAGACCAGATCGGCGGCGCTTATGGCGAGAATGTCGTTCTCGGCACGGAAGGCACGCCTTTCTCTCTCGATTCGGCAATATCTGCCCTGACCGTCGATGATGAGGGCAAAGAGTCGTGGGTGGCAAACGACAACGAGGATCAGCCGGGCAGCGCGATCGGTTTGTTCAAGAAGATCGCTGAATTGAAGGGCGAGCAGTTCGACTCGGCTCGGTACGATGAAGGCGAGGATGGTCTTGGCTATCCGATCAGCTACGAACCGCCCAAGAAGCCGTCGCCGTTCTCTTTCGCGGCCTAACAACCTGCCTGCCGCTCACCACGGCAGGCACCACCACACATCGCGCGGGACAACCCGCTACCAGAGGAGACACCAATGCACCTTGTCATCCACAAGGAAGACCTGACGCGTGCGCTTGCCGCCACGACTAAGGTCGTCGAGGCAAGATCCACCATTCCCATCCTTTCGAGCGTCCAGCTTGCTGCCGCAGGCGAGGGTCTTGCGATCACAGCGACCGACCTCGATATCAGCGCCACTGCAGGCGTGCCGGCCGAGGTCAGCAAGTCCGGCAACATCTGCGTCAGCGCCAAGCTACTGAACGACATCGCTCGCAAGGCAATCGGCGATATCACCATGTCGCTCGAAGGTGACAAGCTTTCGGTGAAATCCGGCCGCTCGCGCTTTTCGCTTGCGACGCTTGCCGCAGAAGACTTTCCAACGCTCGGCGAAGACAAGTTCGACGCCGAATTCGAAATCGACCTGGCAGCGCTGTTCGCACCGGTGTCGTTCGCGATCTCGACCGAGGAGACGCGCTATTATCTGAACGGCGTGTTCTTCAAGGGCGGCAGCGAGTCAGAAGCAGTTGCCACCGATGGCCATCGTCTCGGACGTCTTATTGGCCCGGAGCTGCCGGCCTTCGAGGGCATTATCGTTCCGCGCAAAACGGTCGGTCTGCTGCCGAAGGGCAAGGTGCAGGTGGCCGTCAGCCAGCAGAAAATCCGCATCGTGTCGGACGATGTGCGCATCACGTCGAAACTGATCGACGGCACATTCCCTGACTACGAGCGCGTCATTCCGAAGGCGAACGAACGCGTTGTGACTGTCGATCGCGATGCGCTGATGAAGGCGTCCGATCGCGTATCGACGGTTTCTTCTGAACGTGGTCGCGCCGTGAAGTTCAGCATTGCGCCAGGCAGCATAGCGCTTGCTGTCGCGGCCGGAGAGGCATCCGCGAACGATGAAGTCGAGGCTGAATACAGCAGCGTGCCGATGGATATCGGTTTCAACGCGGCATACGTCCGCGACGTGCTCAACGTGCTGCCGTCGGGTCCGGTCAAGCTGGCCTTGCAGGATGGTGGCACGCCTGGGCTGATCACGTCCGATGGCTTTGAGGGGCTTACGCTCGTTTGCATGCCGATGCGTGTCTGATGAGTGCCGAGGACCAGAACGGCGGGCTATGGAGGCCCGCCAACTCCACCGAAGGCGCAGATTTCGAGCGCAACTGGTGCCGCCACTGTCGCAGTGATGAAGGCGAGAACTGGGAAGACGAATTCGGCAACGACGTTCCTGGCGTCTGCGTAATCCGAGCGCAAGCCTTATGGGGCGGCCAACCTGACGAATGGGTACGCCGGGATGGCATGCCTTCGTGCATGGCCTTCACGCAGGATCCTGAAAAGCCAGCCCGCTGCCCATTTACGAAGGAGATGGATATATGAAGCTGACCGGACGCACGCGTTACCGAACAAACTGGCGCGGCAAGCTAATTTTACAAGTCGAATTCACTAGGCACTACTGCCACGACCTGAATGGGAGCGGGTATTACGACGAGGGCGAGGCCACGCATTGGCGTGACGCCAAGGCTGAAGACATCATCAACAAAGAGGTCTCGTAACCTTGGCCCCATTACCCAAGCCGGAATCCAGCACAGTCAGGGCGATCTACGCCGCCTACGAAGCCGCAGCCTCATCATGGGACAGCCTCGGCATATCAGTTGGCGAGGCCAACAACCCCTGTGATCGCGCGCTTTGGTATAGCTTTCGCTGGGCATCACCGCTGGAAAAGCACCACGGCCGGCAGCTGCGTTTGCTCGAAACCGGGAATATTGAGGAAGAAAGGCTGGTTGCCGACCTCGAACGCATCGGCGTCGATGTATATGGCCAGCAAGACAAGATCAGGCTGGTGCAGGGGCACGTACGCGGCAAGTGCGACGGTAAAGGCATGGGTGTCGTTGAGGCGCCCAAGACTGAGCACCTGCTCGAGTTCAAATCGAGCAACGCCAAAGGCATGAGGGAGATCATTAAGAAGGGCTGCAAAGAGGCAAAGCCGATCCACTACGGCCAGTGTCAGCTTGGGTTACACGCGTTTGGCCTGTCCCGCTGCCTCTACCTCGTCAGTTGCAAGGATGACGACACGCTCTATGCCGAGCGCATCGAGTACGATCCGGAATTCTGCCTGCGTCTGCTAGCGCGGCTTGAGCGCATCATCAATTCGCCTGAGCCGCCGTCGCGCATCAACGATGCGCCAGACTGGTTCGAGTGCACCTTCTGCAAGCACAAGCCTGTCTGCAAGGAGAGCGCATGGCCGCGCGTAACCTGCCGGTCCTGCATCCATTCGTCGCCGGAGATGGGTGGCGACGGTCACTGGTCCTGCGCACGCTGGGCAAAGCCGATTTCGTTCGACGAGCAGAAGGAAGGCTGCCCTACGCATCTTACGATCCCGGCGATGGTGCCAGGCGAACAGACGGATTGTGACGAGGAAGCCGAAACAATCACCTACGTGCTGCGAGACGGCACGACATGGATTGATGGCGCGTCAAACTAGGTTCGGCATGAATTGACGGAGAAACTCCTTCCTATCTTTGACGGCGCTAATCACATCGTTGGCCGCTCTTGATGCATCGCCCCCATAATAGGGAAACATTCGAACAATCGTTGCCATGAATCCGCCGGTCGGGGCAGGGTATTTTGCTCCATCGTTTACAATCGACTTCAAGAGATCGAACGACTCAATGACGTGTGGGCTTTTACAGTTTGATACAGACAAGCGATCACTATCTCTAATTTTCGGAGGTCCAAGGAGCGCGACCAAGCTTAATGAAACAATGTTTTTGTGTCTAAGTGCCACCTCGAGTGCAGTTTGTAGGCCTTCTAACTCGTCCCTAAACTGGAGTCTTGTGGTGGCTTCGTGTTGAGTCCTGCTGGCATCTAATTGTTGCTTAGCGACTACCACTGCAATGATAACTGGCAATCCAGCAATGATGGCCCCGAAGTCTCTAATCCACGAGAGAACTGCCTTGCCGGTCGTGGGCTCTGTCACCATCAGCCCCGCAAACGTCGCGGCAACGACCGCAACATAAATGGCCGAAGTCACAATTGTAAGTGCGTTTGAAAAGCTCTCTTCTTCTTTCATTGTCCCTCACTTCGCTGGGACGCTAGCACAACCTAGGGGCGCTGAAACGTCCATAGATTAAATATCCACAAAGAGAAATCTGGCGCCACCAACGCCTGAACCACCACACGAGGAGACCACCATGCCGCTTGTAGCACGCACGCCGCTTGTCGCAGCCAATGATAACAATCCGCGCAGTCCCGAGTTCGACCGCAAGCTCTTGGCCTACGAGCCGGCCTTGCGGAGACTGGCGCGAAAGATCACCAAGAACGAAGACGCGGCCGACGAGCTGTTTCAGTCGGCAATGGTCGTCATGTTGCGCCGTCATCGCGAATGCCGCATCGAGACGTTCTGGACGTGGGCGGTCCTCTGCGTTCGGGGTACGGCGCAGGAATTCGTTCGCACCAATTCCACCAAGTCGCGCTCTGCTGAAGTCTGCAGTCTCTCAGCGTTCGAAGAACTGCCCGGCTCCACGGATCCTCACCAGGAGGAGGGCGCCGACCTATCGCGTGTTGTCTCGCTGCTGGAGGGCCGCAATGGCGCGATGCTGATGCGCAGGGCGATGGGTGAGACATTGGAAGCCATCGGCAATGACCACGGCCTCACCAAAGAGCGCGTGCGCCAGATCGTCATCAAGGAGCGGGCGAGGGTGCTTGGGCTGCTGCGGGAGGCGGGTTAGTCCAAGACGTCGAATCCTGTCGAGGCAAACGCAACTCGAACCTGCTTCGATCCGTGCATACGGTAATGGACGATGAAGCCTAGTACAAAGCCGCCCTTCTGGTTTTGGTCGAGAAATCTCACGTTAAAAACGCTTGTGGATACCGCAGGCATATCACTCGAGAAGCGCCCAGCGAGACGGAAAGGGACGTCAAATACGTGCTCACGCTTTTTCTCGATGACTACGTCGTAAAGTGCGGCAACAAGATCGCGAACTTCTTCCGCTCCACGGTGAATAAGCACCCAATCAGGGTACTCCAACCTAATGCTTTGGACATAGAGCGGTAGCCGATTGTGATTGACTATCTCGATGGCGACCCTGTGGCGATAGTTTTTCCCATCGTCTGGTAGCTGATAGGCGCTGAAGACTGGATCAACGTCGCCGAGAACTGCGTCCGCTTGTCTTTTGGCTTGGCGGGCCGACGAAAAAGCAAAAGCAGCCGCGAGAATAGCGGCGAGCGCAGATAACCCTGCAATCCAATCGTTTATCTCAAGCTCTGGAATTTCGTATGCTCCAACTTCGCCACTACCAAGAAGAAGCAGAAAACGCCGTTTTCGACTATTGGTCAACGACGGCTGGCAATCCGTTGGTCGACCTTGCGACGGGCTGCGGCAAGTCGCTACTCATGGCATCGCTCATCAAGAGGCTGGTCGAAGGCTGGCCGGACATGCGCATCCTTGTCGCTACCCATGTCGCCGAGCTGATCGAGCAAAATTACCTTGAGCTGCTTGGCATCTGGCCTTTTGCACCGGCGGGGATTTTCTCGGCTGGCCTTGGTCGCCGTGACGCGCGTAGCCAGATCATCTTTGCGGGCATCCAGACCGTGCACAGCAAGGCTGCGCTCATCGGGCATATCGACGTGCTGATGGTGGACGAGTGCCATTTGATTCCTGCCAACAGCAACACCATGTACGGCCGATTCATCGCGGCCCTGCGCGCGATTAATCCAGACATGAAGATCCTGGGGCTCACTGCGACGCCTTACCGGCTGGACACCGGACGGTTGGATGAGGGCGACGATCGGCTGTTCGACCAGATCGTCTACACCTACGGGATCGCCGAGGGCGTTGCTGACGGATATCTTGCGCCACTTTCGTCAAAGGCCACAGCAACCACGTTCGACATGAAGGGCGTCGGCAGGCAGGGCGGCGATTACAAGCAGTCAGCGTTGCAGGCTGCCGTGGACAAGATGGACGTCACGCGCTCCGCCGTAGATGAGATCGTGGCCAAAGGCGCGGACCGCAAGTCGTGGCTTTGCTTTTGTTCGGGCGTCGAGCACGCCGAGCACGTGCGCGATGAGATCCGTTCGCGCGGCATCTCATGCGAGATGATCAGCGGCGAGACGCCGAAGGACGAGCGCCGGCGCATCATCGAGGACTTCAAGTCCTACAAGATCCGTGCGCTCACCAACAACTCGGTCCTCACCACCGGCTTCAATCACAAGGGCGTCGACCTGATCGCGGCATTGCGTCCGACGTTGTCGGTATCGCTCTATGTGCAGATGATGGGCCGCGGCACTCGCGTCATATACGCGCCCGGCATGCCGCTGGACACGCCTCAGGAGCGCATTGCTGCGATCAAGGCCGGCCCGAAGCCATCCTGCCTAGTGCTGGACTTCGCCGGTCTCGTCGACAAGCACGGGCCGGTCGACATGGTGCAGCCAAAGGTTCCTGGCAAGGGTGACGGCGAAGCGCCTGTAAAGGTCTGCCCGTTCGACGTCGAAGACAAGAATGGTCGCTTCGGCTGTGGAGAAAAGGTGCATGCCTCTGCGCGTACCTGCTCTTGCTGCGGGTATGAGTTCGACATCGACGACAGTCCGAAGATTACGGCCACAGCTGCTGATACGCCGATCATGTCGACGGCAGAACCAGAACCCCGCACCGTCACGTCGCGCAGCTTTTACTACCACGAAGGGAAGGGCGATAAGCCGCCGTCGGTGAAGGTCAGCTACATGGTCGGCATGACGGCGATCAACGAGTGGGTTTGTCCGCAACATAGCGGATTCCCGAAGTCGAAGGCCGACCGATACTGGCGCGCGCACGGCGGCAAGATGCCGTTTCCAAAGACCGTGCTGGAATGGATCGAGCGTCAGTCAGAGCTGGCCGACACGGTGGAGATCACGGTGAAGCCGCGCCAGAAGTATTGGGATGTTGTCGGCCACGTGGTTGGTACGGCCAACGACAATCGCGTGTCACCGGCTAATGACAATGTGCCGGACGACGAGGATTGGCGGGTGTTGGTGGGGGATGACGCGCCTTTTTGAGCGGGCCCAAAGTCTTGACGAATTTGTAAAAACGGTTTAGATTTATTTTCTGCGCCACACCAATGGCGTCACCACATTGAGGAGACACAAATGAGCGAGAGAAGATCCGCCAACGACAACTATTTGGCCGCCGACGTAGCCAACCTCGAAGCGCTTTTCGCCGACATGCTGGCCGCTTATCCAGAGCTTGAGGCCGACGAAGAATTGCGCGCCGACATGCTGGAAGGCGAGACCAACTTCCACGCCGTGCTGACGCGCCTCGTAAATGGTGAGCGCGACGCCGACAGCCTGGCCAAGTCTGTTGCGCTCCGCATCTCCGACCTGCAGGCGCGCAAGTCCCGCGCAGAGCGCCGCAAGGAGGCGCTTCGTGGGCTCATGTTCCGCTTGTTGAAAGCTGCTGGCGTGCCCCGCGTGCCGCTGGCCGAGGCGACTATCTCGATCGGCAGGAAGGCTGCGGCGGTTGAGATTGTTGACGAGGCGTTGTTGCCTGCGGAAGTGGTGCGCATCACCACCGCGCCGGACAAGAAGGCCATCGCCGACCTTCTCAAGGCTGGCACAGATGTGCCTGGCGCAAAGATGGGCGAGGCGGGTGAGCAGTTGTCGGTGCGAGTCGCATGAGCGCCGCGATAACCGATTGCGATCACGTTTGCGGCCGATGCGGCGAGCATCTTGCGGAGTGCGACATGTGCCGAGGCATGCCTTCTGCCCTCGTATTCCGCCCTCAGAGGTCGAACCGAGAAGACGAGCGTGAAATCATGATGCAGGAGCGGGCCATTCGTCGCGCCGCAGACAGGCGGCAAGGATGGTGACTGACACCCCCAAATACATGATCGCCCACGGTAGTGCAGCTGTTCAGGCTGCGCGCATCATCGCAGCTGTGGCGAAGGAGCGTGAAGACAAGGCGCGCGGCTACGAGTTGGCCGCGCAGTGGCATGACAAGCAGGAGAAGGCTTGCCGAGAGATTGCTGGCGATAGCCCGCGCATTGATGCGCCGACGCGAGCGAAAGCGGCGGTTGCGGCCATTCATCACGGTGCGAGTGCGGCGGGGCTTCGTAATGCAGCCTCCGCGCTAAGAAGACCTGCGGCAACCTAATAACACCACCCGCCGCGCCACCAACGCGGCTTCCGCTTCGGCGGGAACACCACAGTCTGAGGAGACAATATGAACCCGTTACCAGAGGGGCGCTTCGGCGCGATCCTTGCCGACCCGCCGTGGTCCTTCAGAACCTACGCCAACGATAACGTCGCGCCTGCTCGAGGTGCTCAGCCCTATGCCGTGATGTCGCTGGCCGATATTGCGGCGCTGCCCATTTCTGACGTCGCTGCAAAGGACTGCCTGCTCTTCATGTGGACGGTCAGTCACCTCCAGCGTGAAGCTTTTGATGTTGCAGCAGCGTGGGGCTTCAAGCCGGTCTCTCTGGCCTTCATCTGGGATAAGGGCCGCATGGGAATGGGTTACTGGACGCGGCAGGAGGTTGAGGTTTGCCATCTGTTCAAGCGAGGCAAGCCGAAGCGTCTAAGCCGCGGAGTAAGATCGGTCATCCGTGCGCCGCGACGTGAGCATTCCCGCAAGCCCGATGAGCAGTACGGGCGCATCGAATCCTTGGTCGCTGGGCCGTACCTCGAGTTGTTTGCGAGACAGGCGTGGCCGGGTTGGTCGGCCTGGGGCAATCAGGTTGACCGTGGCTGGCCGGTCAAGGAGGCAGCGTAATGGCCAAGCTCACCAAAGCTCAAGCAAAGGCCCACGCGCAGGCTTGCGACCTGCTGACCAAGCCGGTGCTGTCGGAAGACGATAAGGATTTCGTTCTCAAGAACTGGAACGAGGGCGCAAACCACGTCAACGGAGCGGCTGGCGCGTTCTTCACACCGTACGATATGGCGTTCGATTTCACGATCGATGCCATCGGGCAGGGCGGATATGGCGGGCGGATCGTAGATCTGTGCGCTGGCATCGGCATGCTGTCCTATGCTTGCTGGCATAGGAGCCACCAAAAGGCACGCATCACCTGCGTGGAGCGCAATCCAGATTACCTAGCCGTTGGTCAGAAGATCCTACCGGAGGCGGAGTGGATCCTCGCCGACGTAATGGATGTGCTGGACATGGACTTGGGCCAATTTGACGTCGCGATCAGCAATCCGCCTTTTGGCAAGATCAAGCGGACCGGCGGCGCGCCTCGATATACCGGCGCGGAGTTCGAATTCCACGTTATCGACATTGCCGCGCATTTGGCCGACTCGGGCGCGTTCATCGTGCCGCAGATGTCAGCTGGTTTTAACTACAGCGGCCGACCTTGCTACGAGCGGCAGAAGGACGGCAAGGCGGTAAAATTCCAGGAGTTGACTGGCCTTTACTTCGAGGCTGGCTGCGGGATCGACACGTCCTTTTACATCAACGATTGGAAAGGCGTTTCACCCATGTGCGAGATCGTGTGCGTCGAGTTTACTCGTCCGGAAGAGGTGCGTACCGTTGAGGCGGCGAATGACAATGTGTCGCCCGTTCAGGCGGATTTGTTTGGGGTGGCAGCATGACCCCGACCGAGATGAAAGAAGCCTGCACAGCAAGCCTCGCAGGTGCGCGCGAACTGGGTCTGGATGATAGCAAGGCCAGCGTTTCGCTGTTATTGCCTAAAGGCTTCAAGCCGCCTGCCAGGTTCCCGCGGGGATATCTGTTGCAGGTCAAGGATGACGGCAGCCGGCTTAGTAGCTTTCCTGCAAAGAGGTTGCTGGCTTGGGTCGAATGGGCGGAGGCACAGGCATGACCAAACTCCCAACAACTCCACGCCAGCACACGCCGACGGTCGACGCCGACCATAACCCGACCACATGCTTTGTCTGCGGCATGCACGCCTTCGGTATCGGCGTGAACGCCAACGGCCGCGACAAAGACCCCCACTACATCTGCCGGAGGTGCGCCGTGGGTATCGACAATTACAAGAAGATCGAGCGGCTTGATGACTATGAGTTACGCGCCCTGGATGCCGGCGTCGATGCCGTCGGCGAGTACATCGCCGAGCATGGTGTGACGGACCTAGCGCACTTCGACGAGCTCATGCAGCGCATGATGGTCAAAGCGGCTTGGGAGGGGTGCGCGCGGGGGCTGCGGGCGGCGCTGAGTGAGGCGCCGTTTTGATGGCTATTATTGCGCTGGCGAGAGCCCTTTTTGAAGTTCTTCCCGTTTCAGGCCATTTCGGCGAAGAAGCTCATCCAAAGATGGCGGATTGAAAAGCTCATAAACTGCGGCGGAAGACAGAGCCGTGTTTTTAGCTCCAAATTCCACTGTACCACTCTTTACCCATGTCGAAGCAGTTTCATTTTCGATAATTACGCCAGAATACTTGCGGAGTAAGTCCACTGCGAACGTTCGACTGGCAACAGTCTCTGGCTTGTTGTCCCCGCTCAGAATATTTAGCGCAAGTTTCACCATCTCGATGTCGGCGACGCGGTCGTCCTTCTGCTTGGTCAGGTAGGCAATTCTTTCCGCAGATTCGAATTCCATTCTTTTCACAATGCTTTGTCCCTGAGCTGAGACCTCCGCGACATAATTCGAGGAACTATACGTGAACCAACCCGTGATGGCAGTCCCTACCGCCGCTATAACAGCTATTACTTTGTTAGTTGTGACTTCCGTCATATGAAAGGACCCCGTGATTTCATGGCTACAAGTCCATCATGCTCTGATAGAAAAGATTTAATTTCGCTTGAACTAGCGCAACATTACGTCGCCCAGGGCTGGCCCGTGTTTCCCTGCCGATCGCACGCCGAGGAGCATGTCGACCAGGCCACTGGCGAGATAATCACGCTCGGAGAAAAGACGCCTTTGACGCCCAACGGCTTCAAGGGCGCGACACGCTTCCCACGCATCATCGAGAGATGGTGGTCCGACTGGCCGGATGCAGCCGTTGGTCTGCCGACGGGCGAAAAGACCGGCTTCTTCGCGCTCGACATCGACAACAAACCGGGCGGCGCCAATGGCTTCGACTGGCTCTCGGAAATGGAAGCCGAGCATGGGCCGCTGCCCGACACGGCCCGCGTGACGAGCCCGAACGGCGGACTGCATATCTACTTCAAGTACGTCGTCGGCACGCGCAACCGCGGTGCTCTTGGCGCTGGGGTGGATATCCGGTCCGAGGGCGGCTACGTGCTGGCCGCTGGCAGCACGATGGCGAACGGGCGCTCCTACAAGTGGGAGACGGACACGCGCGAGATCGCAGATGCGCCAGCGTGGTTGCTTGACCTGCTGTTGCCGAAGTCGGCGCCCGCTCACACACAGCACAGCCTGTCGGCAGCTACCAACAACGCTTATGTGGATGCCGCCGTCGATCGCGAGCTCGCTGACCTTGCTGGCGCACCTATGGGGAATCGCAATAACGCACTCAATGACGCGGCGTTCTCAATCGGTACTTTCGTCGGTGCGGGTGCGCTTAGTGAGGCCGAGGCACGAGCATTACTGCAAGACGTTGCGCGCGGCTGGGGCAGGGACTGGTCACGCTGCTGCAAAACAATCGAGAATGGCCTGAAGGCTGGCATCCAAAATCCACGCCACATTCCGGAACCTGACTTCCCGGCGCACGACAACACGCGTCTGGTGGACATCACGCGCATGATCCAGCGCGGGCTTGAGAAAGGCAGACTGCGCGAGCAGGCGGCTGCGGTTAACGCCGATGTCGTGGTGGAAGCCGCGCCACCGAAAGAAGAGTCACCCATCGGCGACATCGAGCCCGCCAACGACAACACGCCTCCGTCCTCACCAATCACCGCCACAGCCTTTAAGTGGATCGATCCAAAGACACTGCCGCGTCGCGAGTTCGCCTATGGCTCGCACTTCATCCGCAAATACGTGTCGGTCACGGTATCGCCTGGCGGGTTGGGCAAGACGTCCAGCAGCATCGCAGAAGCGCTGGCTATGGTATCGGGCAGGGCGCTGCTTGGCACCAAGCCGCCAAAGCGTCTGCGGACGTGGATATTCAACGCAGAGGATCCGCGCGACGAAATGGAGCGGCGTATCATGGCTGCTTGCATCCACTACAAGCTGAAGCCTGCTGACCTCGAAGGGCATCTCTTCCTGGACAGCGGCCGCGAGCAGGAGCTGTGCGTCGCCATCGAAGACAAAAAGGCGGGCGTTCGCATCCAACAGCCGATCGTCGAAGCGGTCGTTGAACAGATCGAGCGCAACGGCATCGACGTCATGATTGTCGACCCGTTCGTTTCCACACATGGTGTCAACGAGAACGACAACGGCGCGATCGACAAGGTGGCAAAGCTCTGGGCGCAGATCGCTGACTACACCAACTGTTCGATCGACATCGTGCACCATCTGCGCAAAGTGGCGGACCGGGAGGCAACCGTTGAAGATGCCCGCGGTGCGGTGTCACTGATCGGCGCGGCTCGCTCGGTGCGCGTCCTCAACCGCATGTCGGAGGAGCAGGCAGGTGAGGCTGGTATCGATAAGGCCGACCGGTTCGGCTACTTCTACACCACCTACGGCAAGTCGAACCTGACGCCGCTTTCGCACAAGGCGGAGTGGCGCCATCTGGTGTCCACGCCGCTCGGAAACGGGACGGGCCTTGCTCAGCCGCAGGACTTTGCGCCTGTCGTAACGGAGTGGCAGTGGCCGAGCGCCGAGGAAGTAGCGGGCGACCTGACGGAAGACCAGCGCGCCTCCATTCTGGCAGCCGTGAGCGCGTCCGACTACAAGAAGTCACCAAAGGCCAAAAACTGGGTTGGAGGCGCTGTAGCGTACGCTGTGGGGCTGGATTTGGACGACAACGTACAGCGCAAGCGAGCAGCCAGCCTTGTGACTGCGTTGATGCGTGAAGGCGCGCTTGTCGAGCGCGAGGAGCGTGATCCGGTCAGGCGCGAGCTGGCGGTGTTTGTGAGGGCGGCTTAGGCCGCCTCCCAGGCTCGTCGGTATGCGGGCCGCTGAGAACGTGCGCATCCTTTTGGAATCCCACGCGTTGTTCTCGTTCAACGTGAGCGAGGAGAGATTTCATGTCCAAGAGAGAGCTAATCGACACCGGCACTGACAAGCGATACGTGCGTCGCGACGAAAAAGGCCAGTTCAAGGAAAGCGTCGATGTCGGCCGGTCGCTATCTGCCGATAAGCGCCATCAGGCGAAGCACGACGCGAAGCCCGGCGAGGGTGATCGCGGCGACCACAAGAAGCATTGAGGACAGGGCTATGCAGGATGAAATCGGTATCGAGCTAGAGCAACTTGTCGATCGGTTTGTTCAGAAAGGCCACGCGGCCCCAGACATTTTCGCCGCCATCCAGGAAGAACTCTATCGGCTGACGACTTCCTATCAAGAAGACCCGGACCCGTCGGACGACCCAAAGGAAATCGACGAGCCGGCAAATGATTGGCCGGGTGCTTGACGGGAACCAAATCCATCCTTGCGCGTTAGGTGGCCAGACAGCTTGCGCACTGACCACGGATGTACTGGCAGCAGCGGCGAGCGACAGGAAGGCTGGGGCAGCGATGCACCGGCCTTTTTTGTTGTTGGATTTCCAACTTCTTGTTGATGGATAATCGCTCCTCGTACAAAAAATAAAAAATTCAACTATATTAGCTCACGCTGCGCAGGAGATTAGTTTCAATGGCAATTTTTGATTTATACTCGAAAAGAAAGGCGCAGGCTGAGGGAAGCAACTCCGATGTTTACCAATACGATTTGCTTCCGGATAAGCTCCGCGTCCAGCTTGCAATGATATTTGAAGAAGTCATAGGCAGCGCGAACCGGAACGGCGGCTTCCGAAATGATATACGAACGGTATATCGAGACTTAGTTCTCATCTTGCGAAAAGAATACGGTGCACGATCGTTAAATCATCGTAATTCGCCTCTTTCAGATTCGTACATGGAAGAGTTTATGTCGCAAATCTTAGAAGAGCAAAATGTAGATCATGTTCTTGACGCCATCGAGCTTGGCTGCAACACGATCGATTTCATAGCTAGAGACTACAATTATAGACTGAATGACAACTACGATAAGATCTGCGATGAAGCCCTCAATGAAATCAACGTTAGATTCAAGGAGAGTGGTGTTGGCTTTGGGTATCTAGGGAAAAAGATTGCAAGGATAGATTCGGAGCTCTTGCACTCCGACGTTGTCAAGCCTGCACTGATGTTCTTGAGCGGGAGGATGTATGACGGTCCGCGGGAGGAGTTTTTGAGTGCTCACTCGCACTACCGGTCCGGCAAGCACAAACAAGCAATTTCCGAGTGCGCGAAAGCGTTGGAGAGTACAATGAAGGCGATTTGCGATAAACGCGAGTGGCCGTATGAAAAGGGCAAGGCGACGGCTAAAGACTTGATTAGAGTGTGCTTCGATAAGGGATTGGTTCCGTCTTTCTGGGATAACAACCTAACAAACCTCAGATTGCTCCTCGAGAATGGGGTGCCCACGGGCCGCAACAAGACCTCAGCACACGGCCAGGGTTCAACTCCAGTCACGGTTAAAGACAGTGTTGCCGAATACATAATGCACATGACCGCCTCGACCATCCTCTTCTTGGCAAAGTCTGAAGAAGAGCTGCCTTGACACAACCTGCAAGGTTGATTGGCTCAACCAGATGTAACGCCCGGATAGCGCATTTTCTATCCGTGCACTAACTGTGCACATCCGTGCGTTCACACCTGCACAGCTCTGCCCGGTTGGTGCACGTTTAGGGGTATATATATTTTTAAATATATACCCTACTCGTGCAACCGTGCAGGGCGGTGTGCTGGCTGCACGGTTCTTGAGGTTTTTTATTCGGGCACCGTGCAAGGGGCAAAAGGGCGCTCCGGATACAACCTGCGTTTTGGCTGGAACTCGAATCAGGGTGGTCGCATTTGCGGGGTCAGAAGGAGGGCGCAATGCCAGACAACGAAACGCAGCCATACACCGTCGAGCAATTGCAACAGGAATACTCGGTAAGCCTGCCAAAGGCTGTTGAGGTCATGGACCGGTTCGGCGGGGACCGACGGACGATCAAGAAGCTGATGAAGCGATGCCCGCATCGCGTTGACGAGCACTAGACCAAAGGGCCGGAATTTAGCCGGTCTTTTCTTTTGGCTAAAAAATATTTCGCAATTCGACTACCCGTTTTCGGCCTGTTCTCGGAAAGTATGTGTGTCGCCACCACGACACCGCACCACGAGGAGACCGCCATGCCCAAAGCCACCACCCAAACCACCCGTATCAACGGCAAGCGTGTCGTCATCCGTACTTCGCCCAAAGGCAAGGTAACCGTCAAGGAAGCACCGGTACTCGAATGGCAGCTCCAGGCTGCCGCGGTAAGCGCTCTCAAAGCACTGCCCAACTACGCCAGGGATGCAGACATGGTCATTGCCAACACGTCGGTGGGCATTCCAAGCTTCACGATAGCGGCCGACATGAACGGCGACTATCGCAGCGGCAACGCCGCAGTGAAGGCTGAGGCTACCGGGATTGCGGCTGGGGATCCAGACCTGCGCATCTACCTCCCCAACGGCGTTCTCAAGCTCGTCGAGTACAAAGGGAAGCTTGGTAGGCTGACGGATAGCCAGAAGGAGCGGCACCCACTGCTTGAGGCACTGGGGCATCCGGTGGTGACGGTGAAGGTCTCGACGACAGATGAAGCGGCATCTGCTTCGGTATCGCTGGTCAAGGCCTGGCTGCTGGAAGCTGCCAACGACAACCAACCGCAGTAGCAGCGTAATTCTTGACAAATTTGTGGAAATTGTCTATATTACAGCTGTGCGGATACCGACCGTGCATCACCACAGGGGAGACGATATGGCCAGACACGGATCACTTGCAGAGCAGTTGGCAGGGTTATCCAATGAGCCGCCAAAAGCCAAATCCCGCGTAGCCGCGAACGACAACAAGCAAAAGAAAGAACCCCCACCACGATACCGAGGCACACTTCCAGCACTGAGGTGGCTTTGGGACAATCACCCAGATCTCGCACCGGCTGTTGCTGGAGCCCTGCCAAGGCAGGCTGCGAACTGGTTTATGGATGTCGAACCTACACGACAAGAAATCCGCCCCACGGTCGGCGAACTGATTGCAGCCAGTCAAGACGATGAGGGTAAATCAGCCCCACAGACCTACGAACGCCACGGTAGATCGTGCCACGTAACCCTTGGCAGGCTGAAATTTCGAGACGGCTTGCTGACGGAGTGGGGTGTCACGAAGAAGGGCAAAAAGCTCAAGCCGACTGACCGATCGAGGAGCACAGAGGACAAGTCGCAGAAGACCCGCAAGATTTCGTTTTATCTAGAGACGAAGCCGACGACCAAATCGCCATTCGAAGCAGATCACCTGCACCGGTCGATATCGAAAGAGCCAGCCATCGCATCAATGTACGATCCTCTTCCAGGCGTTGAGGCAGCACGTGCGCTTCTTGCTTCGCTTGGCGTCGATGGGTCCAAGCAAGCCGGAGACATACCGGTGCCGATAACTTTCGGTCCTCTAGTGCCTGCGGACGGCGCAGGTTTTCTCGGTGGAGTATCAAGTCCATCAGGCAATTCGTCGGAAGGGGCGATCATGTGGGATGCCCCCGAGGATCGCAAAAGCAGTGCGGCTTCGGTCATTGAGGAGGTGGCGGCTTCTGGCACTCTGAAGTCAATTGGCATGCGTCTCGGATACAGTGAAGGTTACGCGGACAGGGCAGGTAAGGCAGCCCTTCTCGAACTAGCAGAAATTTTGTCGCTGACGGAAAAGCACAAAAAAACTGCATAGCATGTGCCCTTTTGTGGCGCGATGTTGCGTACTCTTATGAAGGGGATAGGCACACACCTATCCCCACTGAGGCGCGACTGAGGTCGCCCCGCCGTCATGCTGCATTCGGTGCAGCCGCTGAACGCAGCGGGTAACTATCACGTGGAGTAGAGCAGTCTGGTAGCTCGTCAGGCTCATAACCTGAAGGCCGTGAGTTCGAATCTCACCTCCGCAACCAATCCCATGCGCGTTCTCCTCCGCTTGCATGGTGATCGTGCGGCCCGTTCCCTTGGTTGGTTGAGCGGGCCGCTTTTGTTTCTTTCATGCAGGCACAGCGAGTAAGGGGCTGCAGTAGCGCCTATTACAGAGTGCCCCCGCAAGACCAGAGCCCGACAGGGCCGTTCAAGCTCCTAGGATAGGCCCTGCATGGAAGTTATGTTAATGCTGGCACTTGCGCTCCTTGGTGCTCACTGGCTGTGTGATTACCCCCTTCAAGGACAGTTCCTTTCGGATGCCAAGGCCGCCGGACCTATGCGGTTCTATCACTTGGTCGCTCACGCTGGGATACATGGCGCTGCCGTGGCTATCGTTACCGGAAATGTCTTTCTAGGTCTCGCCGAGTGGGTCGCGCATACGGCAATAGATGAGCTAAAAGTGAGGGGCAAAACTACATTCGCCCTCGACCAAGCCCTACACATTATTTGTAAGGTCTTCTGGTTCATCGCTGTTTGTGCGATTTGATTTTTTGAATCCAGCTGCGCACCGCCAATCACGCAAGGCTCGACAATGCCCAAACCCTACGGCCGCTCAGCAGAAGCTGCACTTTACCGTCGCCTCTACAAGACGGCACGATGGCAGCGTCTACGTGAGGCGCAGCTTGCTGCTGAGCCCTTGTGCCGTTTCTGCCTAGCCATTGAGGATGTCACCCAGGCTACGGTGTGTGACCATATCGAGCCGCATCGCGGCCAGCTTGACCTGTTCCACGATCCGAACAACCTGCAGTCACTATGCGCTCCGTGCCACGACAAGCTGAAGGCTCGCATTGAGCGAGGGCAGCAGGCTGTGGTGATTGGCGTTGATGGATATCCGGTCGAAGTCGTTGGGTAGGGGGTGCCTCAAAAGTGGCCGACCGACCACCGCAGGACCGGTGGGGTAACGCAATTCAAATGCAAACACAGTTTTTTGCCTAGCGCGTGCGCAAGCGCGCGTGCGCGAGGGGATTCCGCATGTCTGAGAAGAAGAGCCGCATCGACAGCGTTGATGAGGCCATAAGGATCGCATCTGCGGCATCTGAGGAGATCCAGTTTCCGGAAAACGTACCGCTCGACGACGGCGACGTTCCATTTTTCAAGAACGTCATTGCTGAATACGCCCGCGCCGACTGGTCGGCGCACCAGCTTGAGATTGCCGCGATGCTCGCTCGCACGATGGCCGACCTTGTGAGAGAGCAAGACCTGCTCCGCACCGAAGGTTCAGTCGCAGTCACCGAGAAAGGCACGCCGGTCGCTAATCCACGCAAGTCCGTGGTCCAGATGCACGCTTCTTCCATTCTTTCGTTCCGCCGATCGCTGGCGCTGCATGCGCGAGCCGTACAGGGCGAGGCGAGGGACGCAGCCAAGCGGCGCGACCAGGCCAAGGAGATTGAGGCGGGCGCGAGCGTGGATGACGAACTCCTAGCCTGATCGAGGTTGTGAATGCTTTCTGAGGCCGTGGTCGGCGCCATCAAGTGCGGCCCGACCCCGGTTCTGCGCGACTGGCGCGGACTACCGACGTCGGAGCTCACCCGCGGCGAAAAGATGTGCCGCTTCGTGGAAGAGTATTTGGTCGTGCCAGAGGGCGCGCTTGTCGGTCAGCCAATCAGGCTGCTGGACTTCCAGGTGGCCTTCATTCTGTCGGTCTACGACAACCCGAACAGCACCTCTCGCGCCTACCTGTCGATCGCGCGTAAGAACTCCAAGACGGCCACCATCGCCTGCCTCTTGCTCGGTCACGTGATCGGCCCGGAGGCCTTCCCAAACAGCCGCATCATGTCTGGCGCGCGTTCGCGCGACCAGGCTGCAGAAGTCTTCAACTACGCCAGCAAGATGCTGATGATGTCGCCGCGCCTGAAAGGGCTGTATCGCATCGTCCCGTCCGGCAAGATGATTGTCGGCTTGCGCAAGAACGTCGTTTACCGCGCCAGCTCGGCGGAAGCCAAGAGCGCGCATGGTGGTTCGCCACTGGTAGCCATCCTCGATGAGGTTGGCCAGATCAAAGGCCCGCACGACGACTTCGTTGAAGCGATCGTGACGTCGCAAGGTGCTTACGGCGACAAGGCGATGATCTTCGCTATCTCGACGCAGGCAGCGACTGACGGCGACCTCTTTTCGCGATGGCTGGACGATGCCGAGACATCAAAAGCACCACGAACGGTTTCGCACCTCTATACGGCTCCGGCTGATTGCGACGTCCTCGACGAGGAGGCGTGGAAGGCGGCAAACCCAGCGCTCGGCAAGTTTAAGTCAGTTTCATCGGTTCGAGACGACGCGGAGCGCGCGGCACGTATGCCGACCGAGGAGGCCAGTTTTCGCTGGCTCCATCTCAACCAAAGGATCGACGCTAATGCTCCGTTTGTGTCGCCAGCTATTTGGCGAGCGTGCAACGCTCGAGTTGTGGACTTTGATGGTCTCCCTGTCTTTGGTGGCCTCGACCTTTCTGAGGTGAGCGACTTGACTGCTCTGGTGCTCATGGCGCCGAAAGAGCAGGAAGGTAAGACCATCTGGCACGTAAAGCCGACATTCTGGCTCCCCGGCGACGGGATACGAGCCAAGGCAAAGGCCGACCGCGTGCCTTACGATGTCTGGCACAGGGATGGGCATCTCGAAGCCGCCCCAGGCAGAACTGTCGACTACGAGTTCGTTGCGCACTATCTGCGCGACCGGTTCGAAGAGATGGATATCCGCAAGATCGCGTTCGACCGGTGGAATTTCAGGCACCTGAAGCCATGGCTGCAGAAGGCAGGCTTCACTGACGATCAGTTAGAAGGCGACGACGCTGTTTTCCAGCCGTTCGGGCAGGGCTTTCAGTCGATGTCGCCGGCTCTCCGCGAGCTCGAAAGCATCATCCTGAACGGCAATCTGGCCCACGGCGACCACCCGGTTCTGACGATGTGCATGATGAATGCCACCGTCAAAGCGGATCCCGCCGGCAATCGAAAGCTCGTCAAACACAATCGCGAACGCCGCATCGACGGCGCAGTCGCCTTGGCAATGGCAACGGCGATGGCCGGAACCTACGAGGGCGGCGATAGCGGCAACTTGGACGACTTCGTCAACAACATCATTTCTGTCACCTGGTGACGGGCAACCTAGTGGTGAGGCCTGATGGGCTTTTTTGAGAGATGGGTCGGAAGGCCTATCAAGCTCACCGACGGCGAGTTCTGGCGAGGCTTCTTTGGCCTCGGCACCACGTCCGGGGAGACGGTCACAATTGAGAGTGCCCTGTCGCTTGATGCGGTTTGGGCATGCGTCAACCTCGTGCAGAACGCGGCCGGCACGCTTCCTTGCATCGTTTACGGCGAGGACGGCGTGACGGTCGATAAGAACGCTCCGCTCTACGAGCTTCTGCACGACATGCCTAACATGGACGACACGGCGCCAGAGTTCTGGTCGATGGCGGCGATGTGCTTGATGCTTGACGGCAACTTTTTCGCCGAAAAGAAGATGAACGGTGAGCGCCTCGTGGCGCTCAATCCGCTTCACCCCTTGAGCGTTGATGTGTGCCGGTCGAAAGACGGCCGGAACACGCGTTACTACGAAGTGACGGAAGACGGCAAAAAGCGTCGAGTGCCAGAAGGCAAGATGTTCCACGTACGCGGCGTCCGGTTGCCGGGCTGTGATCGCGGCATGTCTCCGATCGCCGTTGTGCGCAATACGGTTGGGAGCGCATTGGCAGGCGAGAAGGTCGCCGGCCGGATGTTCAAGAACGGCCTGCTCTCTTCGCTCATCGTCAGCTCGGATCAGATCCTGAAGCCAGAGCAGCGTAAGCAGATCGCCGACACACTGACGCAGTTCGCCGGCGCCGAGAAGGCGGGCGGGGTGACGGTGTTGGAGGCTGGCTTTAAGCCGTACCCAATGTCGATCAACCCGAAGGACGCTCAGTTCCTTGAGGCGAGGCAGTACAGCGTAGAGCAGATCTGCCGCATCTTCGGCGTGCCGCCAGTTATGATCGGGCACGCCGCTAACGGAACCACGACCTGGGGCAGTGGCATCGAGCAGCTGATCCTCCAATTCACCAAGACCTGCATGCGGCCGATGCTCAAGCGCATCGAGGCGGCAATATATCGTGACTTGCTGGACACAAAGACCAGGAAGACCACGAAGGTGAAGTTCAACATGGAAGAGCTCTTGCGCGGCGACAGCACGGCGCGAGCAGAATTCCTGTCTAAGATGGTCACGAACGGCATCTACCTCGTCGATGAGGCTCGATCTTACGAAGACAAGGCGCCAGTGGACGGCGGCAACAAGGCCATCGTTAATGGCACGATGACGCGTCTCGATACGCTCGGGAAGACCGAAACTCCGGCGCCAACGCCAGCAGCGCGCGCTGCATAAGGGAAAATCATGAAGTTTGAACACCTGATTTCGGCCTTTTTGGCCGAACCTTGGGCTATTCAGCGCGAAAAACTGGGCGTTTTGGCTGATGTTTTGGTGGCGCGGGCCGAAGGTGAGAAGCTGTTTTCGTCCGAGTTCGCCTCATCGATCGACGATGCGCGAGCCAAGGAAATTGCTGAAACCAGTGGCAGCGTCGCCGTAATCCCGGTTTATGGGGTTCTGGCCGATAAAATGGACCTGTTTTCCGCGATGAGCGGCGGCACATCCTATGCCGGCATCAAGAAAGCGCTGCATAAGGCGCTTTCGAACGAAGATATCAAGGCCGTCGTGCTAGACATCGACAGCCCCGGCGGCACGGTGCCAGGCACAGATGAGCTTGCGACCGAAATCCGCAAGCTACGCGGTGGCGAAAAACCGATTATCGCCCAGGTCAACAGCCTTGCGGCAAGCGCTGCTTACTGGATTGCGGCATCGACCGACGAAATCGTTGTGACGCCCTCCGGACGTGCCGGATCGATCGGCGTTTACACCGCGCACGATGACCTGTCGGCTGCCCTTGAGCAGCGCGGCATCAAGCGCACCTACATTTCTGCCGGCAAGCACAAAGTCGAAGGCAACGAAACCGAGCCGCTTGGCAAGGATACGCTGGCGCATGTCCAAGATGGCGTGAATCGCTCCTACAATCGCTTCGTCGCGTCCGTCGCCGAGGGGCGCGGCGTGACGGTCAGCAAAGTCGAGGACAATTACGGCCAAGGCCGCGTTTTCTACGCCGAAGCGTTGATGGACCGCGGCATGGTCGACCGTATTGCTACGCTGGATGAGACTTTGGCCCGCTACGGCGCCGACGTCGAGCCTGCGCCGGTAAGGCGCATAAAGGCTGCGAACGCCGCAAAGGCTGAGGCTGCGCAAACGCTGGTCGCGAAGATGACGGCCGGCGAACAAATCACAAAACGCGAGTTCGAAAACGGCATCAGGGGACTGATGGGGTTGTCGGGCTCTGAGGCAGAGCGGGCCGCTCGGCTCTACCTCAAAGATGGTCAGGGGGCTCCTGACGTCGATGCGGATGCTGCTGCTTTGGCAGCCATTGACCGGCTTATCGCCGAAGCAAAATCACCACTCATTCGATAAAAGGAGCCACTCATGGCAGAACTTGCAGAAAAAATTGGCGAACTTGGCGCCTCCCTCGCATCCATCAAGGAGCAGGTTGGCAATCTCGCCACCGACTTCACCTCGAAGCTTGCCGCCAACGGCGAAGTCTCCGCAGAGCTGAAGGAAAAGACCGACAAGGCGCTCTCCGAACTCGGTGACGTCACGACCCGCCTTTCCGATATGGAAAAGCGCGCCGCTCGCGAGAAGGAAAACGGCGAAAACGAGCAGAAGTCGCTAGGCGAACTGGTCGTTGAATCGGCTGGATTTACCAATGGTGACCTGCAGGGCGGTGCCCGCGGTTCCATCCGCGTGAAGGCCGATCGAGCGGCAATTACCACGGCGAATACTACCGTCGGCGCAGGCCGCTCCCCTGGCACTTCGCTTGTTCCCGGTGACCGCAGGCCCGGCATCATTGCGCTTCCCGATCGTCAGCTGACGATCCGTGATCTCGTGCTTCCCGGTCAGACCTCTTCCGGCAACGTGGAGTATGTCAAGGAAACCGGCTTCACCAATAACGCAGCACCTGTCGCGGAAGGTGCCGCGAAGCCTTATTCTGATCTGACTTACGATCTCGCGTCGGCACCTGTCCGCACGATCGCTCACCTCTTCAAGGCTTCTCGCCAGATCATGGACGACGCACCCGGTCTTCGCTCGATGATCGACGGTCGTGCGCGCTACGGTCTCCGTTTTGTCGAGGAAAACCAGCTGCTGAACGGCTCTGGCACCGGCCAGAACATTCATGGTCTCGTCCCGCAGGCGACTGCATTCAATCCGGCGTTTGCTGCCGCTGACGAAACGGGCATTGACCGTCTCCGTCTGGCTGTTCTGCAGGTCGTTCTCGCCGAGTATCCGGCAACCGCGTTCGTTCTGAACCCGATCGACTGGGCAAAGATCGAGCTGACCAAGGATGCCGGCGGCAACTATATCATCGGCAACCCGCAGGGCTCGCTCACTCCGACGCTCTGGAACCTGCCGGTCGTTTCGACGCAGGCCATGGCCGCAGGTGAGTTCCTTACCGGCGCGTTCAGCTTCGCAGCTCAGATCTTCGACCGCATGGATATCGAGGTTCTGCTGTCGACCGAGAACGACAAAGACTTCGAGAACAACCTCGTGTCGATCCGCGCTGAAGAGCGTCTGGCGTTCGCCGTCTATCGTCCTGAGGCGTTCGTGACAGGCGATGTTGAAGGTGCGTGATTGACCTAAGGGGAGCTACGGCTCCCCTTTCTTTAGGGAGTGAACATGACCGATTTTCTGGAAGTGAAGGCCAAGCGCACGTTTGCTGTTGGCAAGGAACTGAAGACCAAAAAGAGCGATCCGTTCAAGGTCGAGGCAGGCGAGGCAAAGCAACTCGAGGCGCAGGGCCTGGTGGATATCGTTGGCGAGGCAAAGTCTGAAACCTCTGCTGAAGATGACGTCGCGGATGAAGCCGCTGACAAGCCGGTGATCTCCTCTGCTCGCTCGACGAAGAAGAAGGACAAACCCGATGCTGTCAACGAAGGTCCGTAAGCGCAGGGTCGCATCCTATATCGGCGCCGGTATCGTCAACGGTATCGGTTCGCCGGTGAATTCCGTTGCGCCCGCAATCATAGGCACGGCGCAGGTTGGCCAGACGCTGACGTCGACAACCGGCACATGGTCCGGCTCGCCGACTTACGCGCGGCAGTGGTTTGCCGCTGGCGTTGCGATTTCGGGCGCTACGGCCGCGACTTACGTTCCAGTCGCCGGCGACGTTGGCAAGGCTATCACGGTCCGCGTCACGGCCACGAATGACAAGGGCAGCGTGCCTGTCACAAGCGCGCCAACGGCCGCAGTAGTGGCGGCTTGATATGCCGATCGTCGATCTCGAAACCGTAAAGAAGCATCTCCGTGTCTTTCATGATGATGAAGATACGGAGATCGGCCTCTATCGCGACGCCGCTGAGAGCATTGTTACGCAGCATCTTGATCGCGAAGTCGTAGCCGCAGGCGAAACGCCCACGGTCGCCGACGGAATAGCTGCAACGCCCGCGATCGTTTCGGCGATCCTTCTCGTGATCGGCGACCTCTACGAGGTTCGCGAGCCGGACCCCAAGGCAACAGGCGACGCAGTCCTTCCGCGCGCAGTGCGGATGCTTTTGGCACCGTGGCGTGTCTGGCGAACAGTGGCGGATGACTATGTGGCTCCGCTTCCATGAACCGTTCGACTGGCGCCAGCCAGGTTTCACCATCGCCTATCCGGTTGGCCTTTACAACGTCACGCACAAGTGCGCCGCGGCTGCGATAGCGGCTAAAGCTGCCGAACCTACCAAGGATCGACCGAATGCCAAAACGCAAAAGATCAGGCGCAGGCTCGCTGAGTGAGCGCATCGGCTTTGAGGCCGAGGTCGAAGGCGACGATGGGTATGGCGGGGTTGTGGTCGGCTTTGCTGAGCAATTCGTGGAGCCAGCCCGTCTCGAGCCGCGCGTCGGTAGCGAGACGGTCATCGCCAGCCGCCTTCAGGGATTGCAGCCGTTCACCATGACTGTCCGCAGCAACGAGCGCACACGCACTATTACGCCGGCTTGGCGGGCGCGGAACAAACGCACCGGCGTCGTCTACGCGATCAAGACTGCGGTTAACATCGACGAGCGCAATCAGTGGATCGAGCTGCTTGTGGTGCAGGGGGAGGCGTCGTGATCAAGGCAAAAGTCTTAGGCCGCGAAGCGCTGACGAAGAAGCTCAATCAGGTTGCTCCGCTCGCCAACAAGTACGCCGCCGAAGCGAAGCTACAGATCGCTACCGAAGCCGCCGATAAAATCTCCGACCGAGCGCCGATAAGCAACAGCGCAACGGCAGGCGACTACGCTGCCTCTATACAGGGCGCCAAGATTTCTGACAGACCGACTGCGAAAGCGCTTGTCGGTGCATCGGCCAGCAAGGATCCGGATGCGACTGGCGTTTTCGCTGCGTGGATTTGGCATTTTTTGGAGTTCGGCACACGGCCGCATAACGTTGCGAAGGGTGGCGGTACGGTTGCCGGTAAGAAGCAGGCGGCCGGCGCAAAGATGCACCCTGGCACGCGGGCGCAACCGCATATTTTTCCGACGTGGCGAGCATTTAGGGCAAAAGCGAAGAAGCGCATCAACGACGCCGTCTGGCGTGGCGTAAGGGAGGCCATGAAAAAGTAATGGCTAACCCAGATCTAGAACTCCAAGGTGCCATCGTTGCGAGGCTGAAGGCGCGAGCAGGTCTGACGGCGAAGGTGGCGCAAAGAATTTATGACAGACCGCCGACCAACGCACCGTTCCCATACGTCGAATACGGCGAAAGCCAAGTCATCAGGGATGATGTCGACTGCCTGAAGGCGAACCTCATCTACGTGACGATTCACGTTTGGTCGCAATACTCCGGAGGCTTTAAGGAGCTGAAGGAAATCATTCACGAGGTCGTCGAGGCTCTGGATGAAGCGCCATTAGTACTGCCCTCACATCGATTGATATCGATCACGCGCCAAGACACCCGTCATTTCAAAGACCCGGACGAAGTTACGACCCACGGTGTCGTCGAGTTTGTCGCGCGCGTCGAGACACCGGCCTGATTGGCCACCAACCCCTAGCTTTTGAGGTTTACAAATGGCCGACGGTCAACAGATTGGTCGTACGCTGCTCATCCAGATTGGTGACGGCGAAACTCCTGAAGTCTTTTCGAACCTGTGCGGCCTCACGACCCGCAGTTTCAATATGTCCGCCAATGAGGTCGACACGACCATCACGGACTGCGTCAATCCAGAGAACACGCCGCAGAAAACAGCAGAGCCGGGCATCAAGAACCGCACGTTCTCCGGTTCCGGCAAGTTCGTTAAGAGCGCTTCGAACACCGCGTTCATGACGCATGTCAATGATGCTACCAAGTTCAACGCCAAGGTGATCGTTCCTGGCCTTGGTACTTACACCGGCCCTTGGTTCGTTTCTGAATTCGAGTTCAGCGGCGAGATGGAAGGCAACATGGAATTCACGGCCACGTTCGTTGCTGCCGGCGTTCTGACGTTCGTTGCGGAGGTGTAATTTGGCTGATGCTGAAAAGCCGTTCCCGCTTGAAGTGAATGGCGCGCGGGGCGAAGTCGGCCTTTTCGTTGGCAAGGTGCCGCTGGTTATCGTTGCCGAGATGGGCGGTCTTGCCGCTGTGTCTTCGCGCCTTTCCTGCAAGAGCATGTCTGATCTGTTTCTTCGCCTTTCAGGCGTCGAGCCGGCCGCTACTGTGGCCGCACTCGACCTCCTTACCGTGCGCGGCGACAAAGTCGCGGCAATTGGTGCGCTGAAGCTCAAGCACTTCGGCGCCGTCGCAAAGGCGATCTCTGAGGCGTTGTCTCATCATTTCGATGAGGAAGACGAGGGAAACGGGGAAGCCGCTCTAAAGGCGGCGTAGAAGAACCATTCCCTTGGCGCGACTGGCAAAAGATCGCATTCGGCGGCCTTGGTTGGACACCAGGAATATTCTGGAAGTGCAGCTTGACCGAGTTCACCCTTGCGGTGAAGGGCAAGGCCGAAGCGAACGGAGCCAAAAAGTCCGTGGCGCCACCGTCTGACGAAGAGATGGATGAGTTGATCAAGAAGTATGGTGGTTAGGCTAAGCCGGGCTCGGCTTAGCTGAGCAGTCGACCGCGGCAAAGGTCGTGTTCTCATGATTCTTCACGCTCTCGCGGTAGACACTGCATCCAGTGGCCTTTTCGATAGCTTTAGTGTTCCGAACCCAAACCATCGGATCGAGCATCAGGAATGACTGGTCTTTTGGATTGTTCGGCATCGCCTTGTAAGAGCCAGCCTTGTTGCCCATAGGAGAGACGGAAAATTCAATACCGTCGATCTCAACGACTTGCCCGTTTGGATAGTACTGCTCCATTTTGGTGCAGCCCGTAAGGACTGCGGCCATTGAAGCCGCCATTGCCATCGCTATTTTCATGGTACCCCCAAAGATATTACGCTGGCTTTAACTTAACGGCCGTACCCGTCGCCGCGACAAAAAGTATGCCCCCGGTACCACCGGTCGCGAGTTGATTATAATCGAGGTCGACGGAGATCACCGCATCAGCTCCGACCGCGTGAGCTTCTGACCTGAGGCCATCCAAACACGCGAGACGAGCCTCCTTGAGGGAGGCTTGCGATGCATTTGCCCGGCCGCCCACAAAGTCCCGCCAATTGTTGGCCACGTCTTTGAAAATGTTCATGCCGAGGGCAGCTTCGGACGCGACGATCGATATGACGCTATCTACTTCACGGTTGGGCACGTCAATCGAAGTCGTCATGATGATCGACTGCTTTTTGGCGTCGCCGTCGCTTTTCGCGACCGCTTCTTCACAGTCAACGCAGTGGCCGTCCTGGCCGCCCAGATAATAGTCCGTCCCGCATCGCTTGCACTTGGGCATATCCATCCTTCTCGGCTCGCCATTGGCGGGCTTTTTCACGTTAGGACACCGACTTGGCCGGCAACAACAGTGATGATCTGATTATCTCAATCAGCACCGATCTTGCAACCGTAAAGCGTGCGCTAAATCGGCTGGTGTCGGACGTAGGCGCAGCATCCAACGGCATTGAGAAACGTTTTGCCGCTACCGGTAAGTCGATCAACAACTCGCTGACCACATCGATGCAGGATCGCATCAACAGCATGGTGGGCATCGGTACGACGGCAGCAAAAGAATGGAACGGGGTTCTCGCTGATCAGCAGAAAGAGCTTGATCGCCTCCGCGCCAAATACAGCCCGTTGTTCGCAACAATTTCGAATTACAAAAGCGCGGTCGCCGAAATTAGGCAGGCCCATGCCGCTGGCGCAATTTCTGCCAACGAGATGGCGTCTGCGATCCAGAGAGAGCGACAGGCGGCGCTTGCGTCGACCGCGGCCATCAAGGGTCGCAATGCCGCTCTGAAGGCTACGGTCACGACGAGCAGCGGCAACAGCTTCAATACCGCAAACATTGCCGCTCAGTTCCAGGACATCGGCGTGACCGCAGCGATGGGGATGTCTCCCATCCAGATCGCCCTGCAGCAGGGCACCCAGCTTTCGGCCGTCCTGCAGCAAATTAAAGATAGCGGGCAGGGCGTCGGCCAAGGTCTCGCGGCAGCTTTCGCGTCGGTTATTTCTCCGTTGTCGCTGGTAACGATTGGCGTCATCGCCGCAGGCACAGCGGCATTTCAGTATTTTTCGACGATTATGAGCGAAGGCGATAAGTCAGCCGAAGTGCTCAAAGAGCAAGCTGCGCTAATTGCTGCCGTCGCCGAACGCTGGGGCGATGCCGTTCCCGCTTTACGCGACTACGCCGACCAGCTGAAACGGGCGCAAGACAATGCCGACCTCACCAAGGGCGCCGACATTGTAAATACCAACACGCTCGCTGACGTCCGCAAAGAGGTCGAAAGTACGCGCGCCACCATTGCCGATCTGGTTTCGCAACTTCAGTCTGCAGGTGAAGAAGCTGACGTTATCAAGAACCTCCAGTCAGCATTCAATGACTTCGCGAAGGCTGCCGAAGAAGGAAAGGCACAGACTGAAGATGTCGACCGTGTGCAGACCGCTCTAAGTGCGGCGATCAACAGCACCGGCATCCCCGCGCTCGCTGAGTTCGCCAAATACTTCTCCACACTGTCGGCGGCAGCGCTGACTGCCGCGGATAGCGTCCAAAAGGTCAATGAAGTCACATCTGTTGCGACCTCGAGGATCAATGATCCGAGGACGTGGCGCGGAGCAGGCCAGCAGGATTCCCAATTCGGCGCCGACGCCACAATCCAAGGAACGCAGTTTCCATTACCGGATAACGGCCCCACACCAGATCGCCGCCCGTCCGATCTGGACACAGACAAAAACAGAGGTTTCGGCACGCCGAAGCGGGCAAGGGCTTCAAAGAAGACGGCATCTGACCGCTTCGCGGAAGACCTTCAGGCTGTCCGAGATAGGACCGAGGCGTTGCGCCAGGAAATGAACCTTATTGGCTTGTCCAACGAGGCTCAAGTCAAGCGCCGTACAGCGCTGGACCTGGAGCAAAAGGCGCTGGCCGACCTTCGCGAAGAGGCGCGCAAGAAGGGCGAAAAAGACCTCGAAAGCATCACGCTGTCGCCCGACAAGATTGCTGCAATCGAGCAGGAGTCTGCTGCATATGCTCGGCAATCCGAAGCGCTTAGGAAAGCGCAAGAGGAACAGCAGAAGCTGAATGAGTGGAACAACGTTGCGAGAGACGCAACGCGCGGCTTCATCGACGATTTGATCCATGGCGAGAGTGCCGCGGATGCATTTGCTGGCGCTCTCAGCCGCATTGCAGATGCCCTCCTGGACGATGTGCTCAATAGCATCTTCAAGGTCAATAGCGCGGCCGGTGGCAGTGGCGGTTTATTGAGCGGCCTGTTCAGCCTGTTTGGAGGTGGGGCATCTCGGTATGCCGGCCTGTCAGGCGGGCTTTTCTCAGAAGGCGGCTTCACTGGTCCAGGCGGCAAATACCAGCCTGCTGGCATCGTGCACAAAGGCGAGGTCGTTTGGTCGCAAGCCGACGTGGCGCGCGCCGGTGGAGTAGGGGCAGTTGAAGCGCTGCGCAAAGGTTACGCGAACGGCGGCCCGGTCGGGATCTCGGTTCCGAGTGTGCCGAGCTTGCGATCCATGTCCGCTCAAACTGCCGGTGTTGTCGTCAACTTCAATCCAGTCGTCGACAACCGCGGCGCATCTGTTGAAGCCGTCGCGAGGCAGGAAAAGGCGCTGGCCAAGATGCAGGGCGAGCTGCAAAGCCGTGTTGAGGCGGCCGTTCGGTCGGCACAGAAACGAAACGTGAAGTTGGGGTAGGGCGGCAATGGTGCCGCCTCGACTGTTTTAGGAGATGGATATGGCCGCGGTTAAGGTGGTCTGGGCAGCAACATCCGCACCGAATGGGTATGCCGCAATCTGGGGCATAGCCGCTTCTGGTGAACCTGCTGCATCGTTCATAGTAGATGTTCCTTCTACGATGCTTCGACCGAACCCTGTTGTAGATCAAGCGTTCGAAGAAAACTGCCCCCGCCCGATGGGCGATAGACCATATCGAACCGGTTCAGAACGATCCGTCCGAGCACCAACTGAAAAGGCAGGCCTGATTTTTTCAGTGGACGCGAAACCAGACTGGCCGGAATGATTTTCTCGTAACCATCTATACGGATGGCCCCTTGAAAATATGGTACGTTCTCTTCGGAGTTCGCTGTAATAAAACCTGCCGGTGACATGCCGAGAGAAAGAGCGAAATCGTGGTCTATAGCCATGTGATCGGCACCAGTATCCACGGCCAAAAGCACATCATGGTTTTCGCCTTCAAAGTTCTCAGCATTGGTCGAGAACCTTCCAGACACACATGGATGCCCTTGGTAGTATTCTTGCGGCCCGTCAGGAAACCGCACGAAAAAAATTGGAATATCGACCATCACGCACCCCCTTCTGGCTTGGAGCTAGAGAAGGAGCATGGATGCAATCGGGAGTCGAGTCCCGCAAGAGGCGGAAACACAATGACAATCACATACCCACTCCCAACGTCGTTTTTCGATGAGTTCCCAGGCTGGTCGACCGAGTTCAATCTGCTTTGGCGACAAGAACAGTCACGCACAGCAGGCGGACAAACTGTCGTCAAGGACATGGGATCACCACTCTGGCAGATGACGGCGCAATCGCGATCGATGAAGCCGAACGAACTGGATTACTGGCGTGCGCGGCTTACGAGTTTGGAAAACGGGCTCAAGACGTTCCGCGCATTCCCGAAGTCTCGCTGTTTCCCTGTGGCGTATCCGAACGGCAGCTGGCCGACCGGTGGCGCATTCGCCGGGGTTGGGCAGGTGGCCACGATTGCGAGTAACCGCAAAGCAATTTCGCTATCGGGCCTGCCTGCTGGGTGCAAGGTCTCGGTAGGCGATTACATCCAGATTGGCGACAAAGACCTTCACATGGTCATGGAGCCCGTGGTGGCCAGTGGTGGCGGCGTGACAACGCAGTTCGAGGTTCGCCCACATCTGTGGCCAGGCGTTACAGCACCTGTCGCAGCGGCGCAGGTCAAGCCTTCCTGCGTCATGGCAATCGTGCCTGGCTCGATTTCGACAACTGCCGATATGGCCACCGGTCGCGGGACAGTCACCTTTCAGGCGATTGAAGCGAGATAGTTGTTGTATAAACCCGTGGCGGGCTAGCTCAGTGGAAGAGCAGGCCGGGTGATGGCGACGTCATCCGGATAGTTACTGCGGGTCTTTGACCGGCAGTAAAGCGCAGGTTCGATTCCTGCGCCCGCTCACCTCCTCTTGGAAGATCAATGAGAAACATTTCAGCAGAAAACCTTGCTGCGCTTGAGGCGCGGCAGCTGGTGGCGCGTGACTTCCTCTGGTTCGTTGCGCGCGATCGTGCGACCGGCGCGCCGGTTACGGATGGCATGTGGTCAGACGTCGGCAACGTGTCTGCGGCCATCGTGCATCCGGATACAGGCTTGCCTGTCACGCGTGACTGGTACGGCTCCGGCACGCTGGTGCAGATCGATGACATTCCGCTCGTCGCCAACCTCTCGGTCCAGAACGTCAACATCCGCCTGTCGCAGGTGAGCGAGCACGTGCAGACGCTAGTGCGGCAGTATGACTGCCGTCAGGCCCGCGTCGAGATTTACCGAGGCCTGTTCGATCCGGACAGCCGCCAGATGGTTGCGCCGGCTGAATGCCGCTTCGTTGGGTTCGTCGACACAATCACGATCAACACGCCTTCTGAGAATGAGGAAGGTAGCGTGACGATGGTTTGCGCGAGCCATACGCAGGAGATGACGCGGTCCAATCCTTCGACGCGCAGTCACGCGACGCAGGTGCTTCGACAGGCCGGGGATGCATTCTACACCGATGCCGACACTTCGTCGGAGTGGGAGTTCTTCTGGGGCTCTGAGAAGGGCAAGGTAGCGACTGAGCCGAAGAAGCGTAAGAAGTTTCTCGGGATATTCTGATGGACGTCCGCTTCGCAACGCGCGGGGACCGTGACCGCGTTGTGTCGCTCCTGCGCGAAAGCCATGAAGCCGCTGGCTTCACCTTCCCATTCCGGGCCGCTTATGCCGACAGGCTGTTTCAACAGCATATGCTTTCGCCAATGGCATGTGTGCTGGTTACTGGCGAGCGCGCTCAGGGTGTGCTGATGGCCTGCGCCTTCGAGCATCCATTCGGTGCTGGTCGCATCGCCAAGGAAACAGTCTGGTTCGTAACCCCGAAAGCGCGAGGCCGAGGCGCGATCAAGATGCTTGATGCCTATGAGGCGTGGGCGCGGTCGCTCAGCTGCGTCTCCGCTGGCATGGCTTCGCTCGCAACCAATGACGTATCCAGCCTCTACGAGCGGCGCGGCTACTGCGCTGTCGAAACACACTTCATGAAGCCGCTTTAGCGGCATTCCTTCGGCGCCATCTGCGCCCCTTGCGCATCGCGCATCCCAAGGAAAATCGATGGCTATTTTCACGGCTATTGCATCCGTTTTTACGGCTGTGGGCAGTTTTATTGGCGGCCTTGGCGCAGTCGGCGCATTCCTGCTGAAAACTGCGGTTGGTGTCGGCGTCAGCCTTCTCGCCCAGTCGCTCGCCGGCGAGCCAAAAGATCCGACGTTCTCGATTAACGGCACACTGCAAGGCGGCGGCGATGTGCCTCGCTCCTTCATCGTGGGCCGCACCGCGACAGCTGGCTCTCTCGTGTTCGTTAACACGTGGGGGAAGGATGGCGACACGCCGAACGCCTATCTGACGCAGGTCATTGCGCTGTCGGACTTGCCGGTGCGTGGCCTTGCTGAAGTCTGGGTCAATGGCGAGCTGGTGACGCTCGGCGGCCTGACTGATCGCGGCTATGCAGTCAACCAGTATCCGGACAGTCTCTGGGTCAAGTTCTATGACGGCACACAGACGACGGCCGATAGCTTCCTGTTCACGTCCGTATCGAACGGCAACAGGTGGTGGAACCCGGATCGTATCGGGCGCGGCGTTGCTTATGCGATCGTTACGGCTCGCGTTTCGAAGAACATGTTTTCGGGCGTGCCGTCCTTCAAGTTCGTGCTCGAAGGGCTGCGCCTCTACGACATCTCGCGTGACAGCACGCAAGGCGGCGTTGGTCCGCAGCGCTTTGCCGATCCGGCGACATGGGGCGGCGACGGCGACTTCCTGCCTGCAGTGCAGATCTACAATCTACTGCGCGGCATCACCTATAACGGCCAGTGGTTCTATGGTCTCCAGAACCTGTCCTCGTCCCGCCTGCCTGCCGCAGCGTGGATTGCGCAGATCGAGAAGCATCGCGCCGGCACACTGGAATCGACGGGCTGGGTGAATACCTATCGCAGCGGCGGCGAGATACAGGTCGATGCGCCTCTGACCTCCGCTGTCGAAGCGTTGCTGACCGCGTGCCAGGGCAGGATTTCGGAAGTTGGCGGCGTCTACTATCTGCACTCCGGTGCACCAGACGCTCCAGTTATCGCCTTCACCGACGACGATATCCTGTCGACGGAAGAGCAGGAATTCACGCCATTCCTCGGGCTGGCTGATACCATCAATGGGGTTTCGGCAAACTATCCTTCTCCTGCGGATGGCTGGGTCGCCAAGACAGCCCCGCCGCTCTATCGAACTGACCTTGAAGCGATCGACGGCAATCGCCGCCTGATGGCCGACGTCGACCTGAACTTCGTTCCTTATCCGGAACAGGTTCAGCGCTTGATGAAGTCGGCGCTGGAGGAGGCTCGACGCTTCCGCAGGCATACGATTGTCCTGCCGCCAAAGTTCTGGGCCTACGCCACGCCGGGAACGGTGTTCTCGTGGACGTCGGAGCGCAACGGCTACATCGCCAAGCTGATGCGGATCGATGGTGTTGCCGACCGCGCTAACCTCGACGTGATGATCGACATCACCGAAGTGGACCCGTCGGACTACGATTGGAGCAGCGATACTGAGTTCAAGCCACCTGTCGACGGCCAGCTTGGCGTCATTCGTCCGACGCCACAGCCTATTGTGGATTGGTTCGCGGAACCTGCCACGGTCAAAGATAGCTCCGGCGAAGATCGCCGACCGGCTATTCGGCTGACCTGGGATAACAGCGATGGGCGCCTCGATGACGTGATCGGCATCGAGTACGAGGTGAGACTACAGGCCACGCTGGAGAAGGTCTCCGAAGGCCGCACAGACCAGCCGCAGGCTGGCTCGATGCTTATCTCGCAAAGTCTGCTGCCGGCTGAAAGCTATGTTGTCCGTGGGCGATACATTCCTGGGGGCGACAGGCCGGTGTTGTGGTCCGGGTTTATTCCAGTCATCACGCCGAACATCCTGCTTTCTGACAAGGATGTGTTCGTTGATATCGATCTGACCGGTGTTGAGGAAGCGCTCGGCTGGCTGCGCAACAGCACTCGAACAGCGCAGGATGCCATCGACGGCCTCATCGCCGCGCAGATGGAACTGGCGACGGTCGCGTACAAAGACACGCGGAAGCTTGCCAGAGAGCTTTCTGTGGAGCTTGGCGCAGCACGGGCTGAATATCGTGAGGATATCCAGCTTGCCGTGAATGAAACCATGGCCGTTGCTGGAAAGGTCGAAACGCTGACGGCGGCGTTGGGCGGGAATAGCGCTTCTGTAAATATCGCATGGGCAGCCCTTGCAACGCCGGCAGGGTACGCCGCGCGGTACGGCGTGACGGCTGCTGTCAATGACGGTCAGTATCGTTCGGCGTCATTGCTATTGGATGTTCCGTCTAATCCGTCCAGCCCAACCCGGCTAGTTGGCTTTGCTGACCAGTTTGTCATCGCCAGCGGAGACATGTCTGTAATCAAACAGCCGTTCGTTGTTCAGGATGGCATCCTCTATGCCAAGGACATCAGGGCTAACAGTCTTTCTGCGTTCTCTGCCGTTCTGGGCAATGTCGACATTTCGAGCGCTTACATCGGCACCTTGACTGTCGGCACGTCAAACATCGATCCCGGCGCAATCACCGCCGCGGCGTCTGACGTTCTTCCTGGCAACGGTTCTGTCGACATCACGCTTACGCACGGCCTTGGCTCTCCGCGTGTTCAGGTCGATGTGGTGGGGAAGGTGTTTTCTGGAACGTCGACCGATCAGCAGTACGTGAGTTTCACTCTGCGAAACGTCACCGACAACGCCGACATCGAAACCTTCCTGGTGTTCTCGAAAACGACGCCGGCCGCCGGTGCTGCGCGCCTCCTTGGCGCAACCACGTATCTGTTCAACCCGCCAAGCGGGCGAACTCAAACGACGTTCAGGCTGACCGCAACGCCGCAGGGAGCGACCCCTGTCAATTCCACGATCGTTGCGCAAGCATTCAAGAGGTAACCCATGACAACCGGAAACCAGATGCAGGTTGACGCCTCTGTCATCCTGCATGAGGCGGAACTGCGCGAAACGTTCCTCAAGAACCGCACGCTTCTGCTCTCACAGCAGCTTCTGATGCAGAAGCAGGAAAACCAGATCCTTCTCGACAAGATCAACGGTCTTGAGGCCGATCTGCGCCTTGCGAAAGGCGAGGGCGATTGCGCCGATAACGGTAACGGAGCATCCGAATAATGGCTAACACCACATGGTACGGCGACGGTACGGCTACCGTCGCCGTTGGCTCTCGCACTGTGACCGGCACTGATACGGGATGGCTGACGGAAGTTGCTGGGCTGACCCCGATCAAGGTCGGTGACAAGTTCGGCATCCACGTTGGCCGCCCGATCGTCATCGAGCAGATCATCAGCGACTCGGAGCTGCTGCTGGCCGATGACTGGCCCGGTCCTGCCCAGACGGACGCGCCTTATAAGGTCGAGCTGACGTCGCCGACGATTGCCGCAGTCGAGGCTATGCGCCGGCTGCTGGCTTCGTTGTCGAATGGCAACCTCGACAGCCTTTCTGAAATCTCGGTCGGCACGGACGATATCCCGATTGGGATTGGCCCGGGCGTCTTCGGGACGATCAACAAGGCGGCTCTCGTCCAGGGCGTCGAGTATGATGCGTGGGTGGCGAATCTTGCGGGCAGGGCGGCCTACAATGGCGCTGCTGCTGGCTTCTCGGTTCTCGTCATCGATATCGGGGATGGCCGCTCTGCGCTCTATTTCAAGAACTCGGCTACGTCGGGTGACTGGAGTGCGCCGTCTTATGTGACCGGTCCTGTCGGCCCCGCTGGCGTCAATCAGCGCGGAAACTACAGCGCAGGAACGGCATATGCGATCCGCGATATCGTGCAGTACGGCGGATCTACGTGGATCGCCAAGGTTGCCACGACCGGCAACGCGCCGCCGACGCTTCCGACGACCGAGAACACGCAGTGGCTTTTGTTCGCCCGCTCAGGCACAGCTGGCGTGGTCGACCGAGGCACTTACAGTGGTGCGACGGCCTATGAGGCGAACGATATCGTTCTCAATAACGGTTCGACGTGGATCGCACTCCATCCGACCACGGGGAACGCGCCACCAGTTCTGCCTGCCGAGAGCAACGCCTACTGGCGGCTGCTGGCCCGCAAGGGGACGGATGGGACGGGTACGGGGGACTTCGTCGGTCCAGCCGGTGGCGTCGCATCTGGCGATATTGTCGCGTTCGCTGACACCACAGGTAAGGCAGGCAGGAAGGCCACGCAGAGCGAGTTGAAAGCGGCTATCGGTGGGCTTCCGATTGCAGGCTACATCTCGCCCGGCTTCAACTTGGCCAACAACGCGACAGACGTGACCAATGACATTGACTTCCCTGCTGGTGTTGTTGCGAGCGAAGTAGCCAACCCGATCCTGATGACACACTCGGCTGGCACTGCGCAGCTCGATGTCGCATACGGCACGGGCAATGGCGGCCGGTTCGACAGCGCAATTTCGGATGGCACCTGGCACTGCTTCATCATCAGCAACGGGACGACTGTAGCTCGGGGCTTCTCCAAGTCGCTCGATCCGACGACGCAGCCGAATTATCCGGCTGGGTTTACGCATTACCGGCGCGTTGCGTCGTGGCCGCGTATCAGTGGCGCATTGGCTGCGCTTATTCAGCGCGATAACAAGTTCTGGCATTCGACCCGCATACAGGATGTCTCTGCAACTAACCCTGGAGCAACTGCCGTAACGAGAACGCTGACGGTGCCCGTCGGAATCCCCGTCGTTGCGTTTGGTAAAGCAGCGATTGTCTGCACAGCCGCATCTGGTTCGAACTCACGATTTCTTCTCCTGACGGCGCTATCCCAGCCTGATGCGGATCCATCTGTGGTCGGTGGAACGATCGCAATAAGCACCCCAGCCGTGCCATCAGCAACCCAACACAGAGCGCAAGGGGATTTCGCAGTCGAAACAAACACAAGTGGCCAGATCCGATCGAGAATGAACGCGTCTGACGCCGCGTGGGTAATCGTAATTATCACCGAAGGTTGGGTGGACATGAGGGGGACAGCGTGATGGCTTTTGTTCAACGTGATCCGGACGGAAAGATTGTTGGTGTTTATGCGTGCCAGCAGGACGGCTACGCCGAAGAATTCTTGGAGGATGACAATCCGGAAGTAATTGAGGCGCTGGCTCCCTCCAGTATCACCACCATTACGGACTTTGAGAACGCCATCCAGAACCTTGTCGACAGCACAGCGCGTGATCGCCAGTTCCGCGACGGCGTAACGCTGGCGTCCTATATCGGATCGACAAAGCCGAAGTGGGCTGCAGAGGCTCAGGCCTTTGTCGCTTGGCGTGATAACGTTTGGTTCTACGCTTACGGAGAACTTGCCAAGGTTCAGGCGGGCCAGCGTCAACAGCCAACCGTAGAGCAGTTCCTCGCTGAAATCGCGCCGATCGCGTGGCCCAACAATAGCGTCTGAAGTTATTGAGCTACGCGTATAATTCAGATATCGCTCATGAGCACCCCAAAATAGAGAGATGTTCATGCTGAGTTTCTGGCGAAAGAAAAAAGACCATCACGCGATGCAGGATGCGCCGCCTGAGTTGGTCGATAATTCACCGAATCCAGCGTCGACCCCGCTAAAATCAGAGCTTGCCGAAAAATCATCACTGATCAATCCAGCGGCTCGCGGGGCTGCGATCGATATCGGTGGGGTTGTCGTTCCGCTTGATCTCTCGTACCGACACGAACGGGACTATTTTGCTCGCCACTTCCTCGGCGCGCCACATCCACTAGCCGACTTGGACAGGCTGATTTTTCATCGGTTCGTAAGTCAGGGCGATGTGGTTCTGGACGCCGGTGCGAATATCGGGGTGACGATTGCCGAGCTTCTAGAGGCTGGAGCGGCACACGTTCATGCGTTTGAAGCGGTCCCCTCGCTCTATAGGAGGATTGCGGCCATCAATGATCCCAGGTTCACGGGGTATGCGTGCGCTTTGGGTGATGGCGATGGCACTATTCCGATCTGGGTGTCGCAGACGCATAATCAGGGCAGCACGATCGACCTTCGCATGGTTGAGCAATTCGCACCTATTTTCGGCGAAAAGCCTGTGTCGGAAGATGTCCCGTTAAAACGCCTTGACGACGCTTGCCGGGGGATAAGGTTCGACTTCATGAAGGTCGATGTTGAAGGTGCTGAGGCTGCATTTCTCCGTGGGGCTGCGAACACCCTTTCGGCCGCTCCGCCTCGCGCGATGTCGATGGAACTGTATGACCGCTTTTTCGATGAGGCAAAGAAGGAAGCGGATAAGTATTTCAGTAAGTGCAGCCGATGCTTCCTGCTTAAATCTGATTACAGCCTTTATCTGGCTGACTGGTCCGAGCCTCATGACGACGACCGATACTATCTGACAGCGCCTACTTACGTCTTCACGAACTAATCGCCAGCTTTCACGGCGCGCAAATACTTGGTTAGACACCTGAACCGCCATCGGCTTTCATAGCCGCCATGGCGGTTTCCCATTTCGCTTGGCCGGTAGCGTAACCCGGCATCCATAAAATAAAAGAGGCCCATCGCTCCGCCAAGCGCCTGGGCCTCAATACCGCAGCCTGTTTCAGGGGACGTGCGGCGGCTTCCTCATACAGGCTGTAAACTGCAAACAAAAGACCCGCGCAGCTGGGGGACGTGTGCGCGGGTCTTTAAGCCATGGAGTTGGGGACATGGCGACGGCTTTAACGCGCCGGCCGACCGAACGTTCCCAACAATATCCAACCAGGACAACCAAATGCCAATCACAAAAATCTCCACACAGGGGAGGGCTTTCGTGCGCCAGCATGAGGGCAATCCGCTGACTGCCTATCTCGATCCTGTCGGGGTGCCGACGATCGGGACCGGCTTCACGATGCGCAGCGATTCCGTGCGCCGCGAGCTCGCCAAGATCGGCGTCACAAAGCTCGTGCCGGGGAAGACCAAGATCACGGCTGCCCAGAGCGACGCAATCCTCGACGCAGTGCTTGCCGCTGAATACGTGCCCGCTGTTGTTGCCGGCTCTCCCGCCAACCGCAAGCAGCACGAGCTCGACGCGGCGGCCTCCGTAACGTTCAATCTCGGCATCGGCGCCATGAATTGGACGTGGGCTGAGTTGTGGCGCAAAGGCCAGATCAAGAAGGCCGCCGCTCATCTCGCAGCCAATTACAACACGGCGAAAGGCAAGAAGCTTCCAGGTCTCGTGCGGCGGCGCAAGGAAGAGGCCCTGCTGTTCGAGAAGGGCATCTACACCGGCGTAGCGAGCGCGACGAAGGAAGCCACCGCTGAGCCGCCTGCGCAGCCTGATCCGATTGTTAAGGAGGCGCAGGAGCTGCTGACGGCGGCTGGTCTCAATCCCGGCGCCATCGACGGCTGGATGGGCGAGAAGACCAAGGCCGCTGTCATTGCCTACCAGAAGGCCCACCCGCATTTGATCGCCGACGGCATCATCGGTCCCGCCACGCTCGCACAGCTTCGGCGCGACGCTTCGGCGGCAAGGGAAGCCGTAACGAAGGGGGTCGGATCAGCTGCGAGCTCAGGCTTGCTCGCTTTCGTGGCCGGCCTTCCTTGGGGGTGGATTGTCGCCGGTGTCGCAATCGTTGCAGTTGGCTATGTCGCTTATCGAAATCGCGATGTGATCGCCCGCCGGTGGAATAGCTGGCGCGGCAAGGAGGTGGTGGTTTGATCCTCTTGTGGGCAAAACTCAAAGGCTATCTAGCCTCAATCGGTACGGCGCTCGCGATCCTCGCGGGCGTCTTTTGGTATGGCCAGAGGGCAGGGCGCTCCGCGGCGAAGGACGAACAGGCCGCAGCGAATGCCAAGGCCATCAAGAAGGCCGGGGATGTCGAAAATGAAATCAGAAATCTGGATGACGCTGGCGTTGATGACGCTCTTGGCAAGTGGATGCGCGACAAGCGGTAGCTACTGCGACATCGCGAGCCCGGTTCGGCCGTCCGTCGATGACCGGATGACGCCAGAAACGAAGCGGCAAATCCTCACTGAAAACGAGAAGATGCAGAAGCTGTGCGGGGTGAAGCCGTGACCGGCCCTGAGATCATGGCTGTCGGCGGCTTCTTCGTTCTGCTCTTCGGCTTCTTCTTCGGCCTGTGGAAGTACGTCGATGCGAAGATCGGCGCCGCAAAGACCGAGGCGGCCGGCGCAGCGGCTGCCGCTCAGGCGCTGGCCTCATTGGCAAGGGAAGAACTCGCGGCTCATAGGCTCCACGTCGCTGAGACCTATGTTTCCAAGTCCGGCCTGCGAGAGCAGACGGAGCAGATCATGGGCGCGATTGGCGCGGTGAAGGATGCTGTCGACAAAATGACGTTGCGTGTCGATCGGATTGTCGAAAATCAGTCGAAGCCGCGCACGACGAGGTCGGGGTAAAAACAAAAAGCCCGACGCTAAGGCCGGGCTTTTCATGCTCATAGCGAATGGCTATCAGAACTTTACGCCGAGGCCGACGCGGATAGCGTGCTGATCGATATCCGAGGTGATTGTGCCGCCACCTGTGCCGCCGAAATCGAACGTCTTGTCGCCGAAGTCGGTGTAGCGATATTCCAGACGGGCGAAAACGTTGTCCGTGAAGGCATAATCAAGGCCAACACCGAGGGTGTAGCCGTTGAAGGTTTCTTTCTCTTCACCGAAGCCCGCTACGTCCGCATAGCCGCGAGCATAAGCCCAGCCGGCAGTACCGTATACGAGAGCGCGGTCAAAGGCATAGCCAACGCGGCCACGCACCGAACCCTGCCAGTCGAAACCATAGTTGAGTGCGCCGCCGAACGCCGTGTTGTCTGCCCAGTTCTTGTCGAAATCAGCCTCGAGACCGACCACCCAGCTGTTGCCGAAATCATAGTTGTAACCAACGAAGCCGCCGAGGATTCCGCCGTCGAAATCTTCTGAGAAGCTGCCTGCAGTGCCGCTGATTTCGATGTCCTGGTTATTCCAGTTGTAGCCGCCCTGAACACCGATGGTGAAGCCAGTCCAGCTGAATGCTGGTGCTACATCAGCAACAGGCGCTGCGGGTACTTCAGAAACCGCGTCAGCAGCCATAGCGGTGGACGCTGCCAAAACAAAAGCCAGGGTCGCGAGTGTCTTTTTCATGGTCTGAACTCCTAAATTTGAGTATCAACTAAATAACAATTCTCTGAAAAATGCTGTAGCACATGGGCAACACTCGCAACCCAAGCGGATCCAAGCCGGGAAGTTGCTCCTCAGGGATGTCGAATTCACGCGGCTGTGTATCAATTTTATCTGTAAGTTTGACGCTTCGGTGTTATTGCGCCCCATGAGCGAATTCAGAATAGAGCCCATCACGATCAATTGGGGTAATTTCGAAACCCTTGAAACCGTCACCGACCTTGCGACGGTTCTCCTACATGAGTGGCCCGGAAGCACAGAGGCGCAGGCGTACGTTACCGCTCTTATGGTTTGCTCTGCCGTCCTTGAAAATGGCTTGGACGACCGACCCGAAGACGCGCGCCTCGCTTTTGTCGAAGCTGCCTATGAGGCAGGGCTGTCGGTTTCTCCGGATGATGACGAGCTCGACTTGTGACGGAAGGTCGTTTTATTGGGGCTTCAGTCTCCTACCACCTTCAAATCCGGCGGCGCGCCTTCTGCCCTAAACGTCCGGATATCGAACTGCTTCATATCTCCGCGCGACGTTAACATCGTCAGCTCCATGATTTCCACGTCGAGGCCGCTCTTGTGGAGGTCCCTGACAGCGTCATTCAGTTGACGTAGAGCAATCGACAGCCGCTGTTTTGCGTCTTTCTGTCGAGTGATGCGGGTGATCATCGGGGCCACTCCTTGAATGGATAATGCTCCCAGCAATGCCAGGATGACTTTTCAACCTTGTTTCGGCTAAAGCCGAAGCCTCCCCATTTACGACAGCCCGGATGCTCGCACCAGTGATTCTCGTGGATGCCGTCGCCGGCCTTGTTGGTCTGGTCGCTCATTGTTGGGCATCTCCGATTATGTCGACCGGGCCTTTCGATGTTTCCATCAGCGGCCAGCGGACCTTCCTCTTCCATTCGGTCAATGCGTCGTTGGGCGAGTTGCAAAACACCCACTCGATGAAAGCATCGGATATGTTAGGATGGTCGTAGAGGACGGCGGCGATGCCTTTCCGTTCACTGAACAACACCTCGATCTTCGCGCCCGTCGGTATGTCGTCGTCATCGGCCCACAGTTCCATCGCGACGTGTCCGGAATAGGCGGTGAGATCGGATTCTCGATCAACCTCAGCGATCAGCCGCGCGTCCAGATCCTCGTGAATGGCTTTCTGCACTCCGAAGAAGTCGCCATCTTCCAGAAACCGTTTTGGGTACACACCGTGATTTTCGAGAATGTAGGGGCGAATATGCATCTTCCTCCTCCTCTATCCGAATACTGGGTTTACTCTCCTCATTAACATGCATTCATCTCGGGCTCGCCAGACAAGCTCACCTCGGCATCTTGGCTATGGTGATTTTCACGTCACCCTTCACGCTGCATCGTTTGCATTTCAGTCGCTTGGCAATTTCGTCTACCGTAGTGTCCGTCTTCGCCGCGCGGTTCAGTTGCCAGTGCGGGATATTTGAAACGTGGCCGCAGTAGTTGCACTTGGCGACGACAATCTCCCAGTTTCGAATTTCCTTCACTCTAACGGCCGGCGGCGTCGCTTGTTTCAATGCATCGATCTGACTGCCGGCGCGCGCGTGGTAATGAAGCATGCAGCGGCCTGAAAAGCCCTCCATCGGCCTAGCGCATTTGATCACTTCTTGGGAAATGCGCCGCAGCATCGTCGGCATCGACAGGTCGCCAAATTCAATCATCAGCTCGGCCGAACTAATGAATTTCAGGAGCTCGCATTCCTCACATATGACGCCGACAGGCTCGCCGCCGTAGTCCGAAAGCAGATAAGCTCCTTCACCTGGCATTTCTGTCGGCGTCCGGCTTCCATCCTCTCGTGAAGCCGGTTCCCATCGCTGCGGTCTCCAGCGCAAGCTGCAGCCGCAAGTGCTGGATGTCTTCCATCAGCGTCTCGATAGCGGCGCGGCTATCGCCGTCATACCATGCAATGATGTGGTCAACCGGATCGGCTTGCGGTTCTCTTGAATTTGGGCGCACAGGACTATCCTCTGGTGGTGTCTGCTAGTCGTTCAAGCTTCCAGCCGCATGCAGGCGGACTAGCAAAAAGCTTTGCTGCCCGCTGATCCAGCTTTGCTGCAGCTGCGATTTTAGCGTGGGCAAAGGTCGGCGCGCGCACTGTTACGATCCAGCGCCCAGCCTGAAATCTGTACTGTTTCATTGCTTGTGTTCGCATCTTGTGAGACATGATGTTCTTATTATGTTCTCACGCTCCAAAGAGTCAATCGGGATTCTGTAGTGGCAGCAAATCTTGACAAATTTGTAAAAACAGTATAGCTTGATCGTCGGCCTCACCAGCCGCTCGGCAACCAACCGAGATCACCACATTGGCGCACGGTCGCCAGAAAGAGGGGATAATCATGCTCAGACGATTCCTGCGGCGTATTGTGTCGCCACGCGCATTCCTCGTTGCTTTATTCCTCGTCATCGCCGCGACCTCTGCGGCCGCCTATGCGCTACTTCCTCCACCAACACCCGCAGCAACCGAAACGGCCACCGTCAAGATCCAACTCGAAAACGGACACGGTTCCGGCGTCCATATCGGCGACGGCTTTATAGTCACTGCTGCGCACGTCGTCGGCGATGCGAAGGAAGTTCAGTTGAAAGCGAAGGGCGGAGCTCTTCGCAAGGCTGATGTCCTTTGGGTCAACAAAGCCAATGACATTGCACTGCTGCGCACGTCGTCGGACGGTCTCGGTATCGCAAAATTGGCCTGCCACGCTGTGAAGGTTGGCGATCCTATCGTTGCTTACGGCAATCCCCTGAAAATCGAGTTCGTTGCTGCTTACGGCAAGATCGCTGGCGAGCCCCGCGAAACAGGTCCGTGGAAATCGGTCTATGTGACAGACATCACGACTGTGATGGGCCAATCAGGCGGACCAGTCTACGCAGACAACGGCGACCTGATCGGCATCACTGTTGGCGTCATGGCTGCGCCTATTGGCTTCTCAGGTTCGCTGGTTGGCTATGGCTACGTCGCGCCTTCAACTGCGGTTTGTGAGTTGTTGGCGCGTAAGTAAAATAATCAGGCCGCCCACCAAGCGGCCTTCACCACCACATCGAGGAGACTGCATGCCTCTACCCATCGAAGAACTACGCCGAAGAGCCGACGCCTACAAAGAGCACGGCACGTTGAAGAAAGCTGCTGCTGCACTTGGCATCAAGAAGTCTGCGCTTTCCGAAAGCTTGCGCCGCGCGGCGGAGGCTGGCCTTCTTGGCACGGAGCCTGTTCTTCCAGGCTTCCGCATCAGCAAAATCAGCAACACCCCGAGCGGCACGTTCATCCAGCAGACGCAGGAGCGCGGCGAGAAGTTCGCAGTGCCGACAGGTCACGTCGTAAAAGGCGTGTCTGCGCTCGTCGATGCTGAGGGGCGCGTCATCCAGCAGTGGCAGAAGACGGCGGTGGAGCAGGAAGGCCGGCTAGTTGCGTTCCGTGCGATGGTAGACGGCCTCAAGGAAGACCTGCCTCGCATCACAATCGTGCCGGCGCCGCAGCACGTCGAAGACGACCTCCTCAACCAGTTCGTTGTGACGGACAGCCATTTCGGCATGCTGGCCCATCGCGAAGAAACGGGCGCCGACTACGATCTAAGGCTGGCCGAGCAGTTGCTGCTGGATTGGTTCGCCGCCGCCGTGGCTGGCGCTCCTCAGGCTCATACGGCCGTTCTAGCGCAGCTAGGTGATCTATTGCACCATGATGCACTTGAGAGCGTGACGCCGGCGCATAAGCACGTTCTCGATGCCGATTCCCGCCTTCACAAAGTGGTTCGCGTCGTCATTCGAACCCTAAGGCGCGTCGTCGATATGCTGCTCCAGAAGCACAAACACGTTCATGTCGTGATGGCCTCCGGCAACCACGACCCAGCCTCATCTGTGTGGGTTCGCGAGCTGTTGGCGACGATCTATGAGAACGAGCCGCGCGTGTCGGTCGATACCAGCCCGATGCTCTATCACGCCTACAAATGGGGCGACACGGCCCTGTTCTATCACCACGGACATAAGCGCGGCGTGGCCCAGGTTGACGCGACATTGGCCGGCATGTTCCGCGAGATGTTCGGCGCGTCGAAGTACGCCTTCGCGCACGTCGGGCACCTGCACAGCGATGAGGGCCGCAAGTCGGCGCTGATGTACGTCGAGCGCCACGAAACGCTTGCCGCACCTGATGCTTATGCCGCGGGTGGCGGTTGGCTGTCGGGTCGATCCGCCAAGGTCATCACATATTCGCGCCGTTACGGCGAAGTTGCTCGCGCCACGCTGCGTCCGGAAATGGTCGCGGGGCGGTATGCGGCTGCGAATGATAATGAGCCAGTGGGGGCGGTGGCGTGAGCAAGATTCGTGAAATTCCGATCAGCGCGGCCAAGCGCATCGCTGACGACTATGGCTACGATCAGGTCGTCATCTATGCTCGACGCTGCCATGACAGCCCTGAACCGCATGGCGAGCACATGACCACCTACGGCAGGACGGTGGAGCATTGTGGCGTCGCGGCTCGCATGGGCGACGTGCTCAAGAAGTTTATGGGGTGGGGCGTATAATGCGTTGCGCCTACTGTGGAAAGAACGGCCATCCCTACACATGCTGTCCGTCAAACGGCACTGCCGGCAATCTACGCTGCACATATTGCGGAGGTCGAGACCACAACTACGAGGCATGCACTAAGCATGCTGGCGGCGGGAAGTTGCCCAACGCTATCCGTTTAAAATAACCCGCAAGTCACCAACTGGCGATCAACCACCACACCACTGAGGAGACATCATGAATTACGGGCAGGCCATTGAGGCCATGAGGAAGGGCGGATTTGTGAGCAGACTGAAAGATCCGCTCGCATCGATCGCCTTGGCGCACGCTGACACTCCGCAGCGATATTTCGAGCGTCGAACCGGGAAACACTCGGAGCCATTCAAGCCATCTGTTGGCGACCAACTTGCCGAAGACTGGTATCCGTCTGGCGGTGTGGTCTCGGCAGAAATATCCACCACCACCTTCGGCCCGCTCGACAAGTACGTGGCCGCCAATGACAACGTGCCACCCCGCGCCGGCGACTTCATTCAAATCTGGCCAGACCGAAAATTCTATCCATTCGATCCAAGGCCGGAAGATTTGACCATTGAGGCGATAGCACACGGCCTCGCCAATATATGCCGATACTCAGGCGCCGTTGAGGAGAATTACAGCGTCGCTGAGCACTCGGTGCTGATCGCTAGGTGGCTTGTCATTCGGTACGGAGCGGTTGTCGCCTTGGCTGGTCTTTTACACGATGCACCGGAAGCCCTATCTGGCTTCGGCGACGTAGGGAGGCCGGTAAAGGGACGTGCGCCAATCATCGGGCAAACAGAGGATAAGATTTACCGTCTTGCGGTAGCTCCGAAATTTGGTTTGCCTGCCACAATTCCAGATGTCGTGCATGACGCTGACACGAGGATAACGGCTGATGAGGTAGCCGCGAACCTTGCTCCAATGGAGTGGCACGCAAAGTACAACAAGCCATTGGGTGTGCAGATCCGGCTCTGGTCTCCGCGTAAAGCAAAACAGGAATTCCTAGCTACGTTTGAGGCGCTGATGGCGGGGAGGTCGGCGTGACCGACCTTATTGAGCGGCTAAGAAAACGGCTGGCCGAGGACGAGGCATGTGCCGCAAACAACGATGCTGTGGCCGACGCATTGAAGCCGCAGATGGACCTATTCAACGCCGGGCAGGGCAACCACAACACCTTCGCGGTTCGCATGTTCCTAGACCACCACAACGGGGCTAAGCGCGATCGGCAGTATGCCGCTGACCTACGTGAGGCAATCGAAATCATCGGAGCGTTGGCATCATGACCATCAAGCCCGGCGACGAAGTGATCTGCATCGATGACACCACCCTTCCAGAGCAATACCTCGGCATTCGTGCCGGGGAGACTTACACGGCGACGTGGGTTGGCATGTGCCGCACGTATCTCGGTGGTGACTATGCCGGTGTCCGCCTGGCGGGCGTGAACCGAGGAGTGTGCCCGCAGTTCGGCGAGGATGATCCACCGTTTGCGCTGCGCCGGTTTAGGCCGGTCGTGAAGCCGAAGGTCGAAGGCAAGAAGAAGATTGAGGAGACGGTATGAGCGAGATGATTGAAAGGGTGTCGAGGGCGATTTTTGCTGATTACCACCGGCAAGGCATCAACCACGATGATTTCGACTTGTTGTTGCCGTCGATTCAAGACGGCCTGAGATCGGTCGCCAGAGCCGCGATCGAAGCAATGCGCGAGCCCACAGAGGCGCAGCTTGAAGCCGCCGAAGACATCGTCGTCGGTTTTGATGACTTCGCATGTGGCGACGGCAACATCTATCTTGGCATTCCCGGCTATCCGCAGAAGGCCCGCGACGTTTGGGCTGCCCTTGTCGACGCAGCACTGAAGGAGAACCCATGACCATCACATCCAAAGACACCGGCTGCCTCACAGCCGTGCCGGCGAATGATAACGTGCCAGCAGAGCTGCGCGCACTCGGCGCAGCGATAGGTAAGGCCAGCACAGCCATCCTACCACCTGTCATCGCTCTCACAGGCTTTGCTGGCAGCGGCAAGAGCACGGCGAGCAAGTACCTGGTCGAAAAGCACGGCTACCAGCTGGTGAAGTTCGCAGGGCCGTTAAAAGACATGCTGCGGGCGATCGGGCTGAGCGAAGCGCAGATTGAAGGAGACCTGAAAGAGACGCCGTGCGAGTGGCTTCAGGGCGCCACCCCGCGTCACGCTATGCAGACGCTTGGCACGCAGTGGGGACGCGACTGCATCGGTCCGTCCTTCTGGGTTGAGCTATGGGTGCGCCGCGTCAACGAGATCATCGCCGAGGGCGGCCGCGTGGTTGTAGATGACTGCCGATTCTCGAATGAGGCTGAAGAAGTGCGTAAGCTCGGTGGCGTGGTCTGGCAGCTTGTCGGTCGTGGCGGGATTGCCGGCCGCCACGAGAGCGAGGCAGGATGTGGTGCTGCTGACGTAGAGATCCACAACATTGGTGATATAGTGGACTTGCGACGCCAGCTTGATGCTTTCCTGATCTGGCATTTAGAGGACGCAGC